GAACAAAAAGGAACACCCTGCAAAAAGTTAGAAGCATTGGTTTTATAGGAAAAATAGCAGTTTAAAGATACGTTCGATTCCCGTACTGGCTGCTAACGAAAACCTTGTAAAATCAAGGTTTTTTGTGCTTTTTAGAGGTGTTTAAAAGTTCGAGGGAACAGGCTAGGGAACAGGTAAGGAACAAGAATAAATATTCGAATTAAAACCATAGGAGGAAAACTTGTGTGTGAGACACAGGAAAAACCATCGTAGACGGCAGAAATGCGGTCTTTTTTTGTTGCCTAAAATGTGCTAACATAATACTATGGAGGTGGGCTTTATGACGCAGATACATACCGCATATGATGTGATGAAAGAATATCTGATAACCGGTGCAGAACTTGACGGCCAGTTTCAGATACCAATGCTTCCAAAAGTGGATTTCTCAGCAGGCAAGTCGATTGACTTTGCATCTTCAAAATCCAGATCATTAAAAGGCCACAAGGACCTGACGGTGAATTTCTACATTGACGACAAAAGTTTTCTACAGGTATGGAATCAGCCTGACCAGTACATTGAGCACTTAAAATGTTTCAATTCAGTTTGCAGCCCAGATTTCACAATTGCTTCCGGGATGCCAAGTGCGTTGAATATCTACAACCTGTACAGAAACCATGCTTTAGGCTATTATTGGGCGGTTATGGGCGTTAAAATTATTCCGTCCGTAAATATTATTAGTCCAAAGGAAATGCCATGGATATTTGATGGAACACCACACAGAAGCACTGTATCATGTTGCACCAATGGCAGAGTGCGGTCAAAGTCTGCAAGAATGGAGTTTTGCGAGAATTTTAAGGAAATGTTGGACGCAATAGAGCCGACAAAGGTTGTGATCGTAGGTATCGTGCCGGATGAACTCAATGTGGATGTGCCAATTATAAACCTCAATTCACGGAGCCAGAACATGAAAGAAGCGTTCAGAAAGGAGTAGGCATGGGAACCATCAGCAGGGAATCAGCGAAGCGCAGAAGTAAGGAAACGAGCCGACAGAAGCGCAGAAATGTTAAAATTTCAAACGTTATACAGAATAAAAAGAATTTCAGAAGTGACGAATTGAACGTTATGAAATAATAAAAGGTGGCAGCTTGATTACTGCCACCTTCCAACACCATGTGTTATACTTTATCCGTCTATCAATGAGGCTCCGGACGCCTTTCACCATTGATATCCGTTGGAATAATAATATCTCTTACGAATTAAAAAGTCAATAGAAATTCAAAAAAATTCACAGCACGCCGATGTACGTTCTACGGAATTTTCGCCAAAATTAACAAGCATAAAAAATCGCAGGTCTGAATTAGTTCCAGATTTCTGCGATTTTTTTCCGGGGTTTTCCAGTTCCAGTGCATCTGCAATTGATACAGGAATTGCCCGGTAATACCAATTTTAAGCATTTGTTCTAATCAGATATGATTGTATTAATTAAGTATTTCTAACTTTCTTGACGTCCCAAACCATCCCGATTTTGTCGAGCAGTTCTACCCGCTCCGGTGTGGTCTGGGCGTATGAATTGCCTTTTCTGGCGCTACGCTGTGAGCGTATCCATTGTCCCAGTTTATAACCGTCCGGGCAAACGTAAGAGCAGGGGACAAGTAAATCCCCGTTAAGGTTGTAGAACTCTTGAGCGTGTTTGTACCCGGTGCACCATTTTTGTGCTTGTGTCGCTAACGCCCCTGATCGGATTTCTTCCGCTTTTTCTGCGTAGTTTCCTGTGCATCCCGTAAAACTATCACGAGCGCTTAAGGCGTCTTCTAAGGCAGAATAAGAGCCAAGGTAATATTTTGCGCCATCCCGGTATACATTAACCTCCCAGCGCCCGAAACTGTTAAGATGCAGATTTTTGTATTTTACGATGTCTTTTTTATAAGCGTTTTTGGAATTTGCTTTTGCGTAAGACATCCGCAGCCGTTCCCTTTTGCACTCCGGGCCGCACACAAGTCGCCCGTTACGACTCTCGAACTCTTTCCCGCAGACAACGCATCGTTTTATATTGTTGTTTGTGATCTGCACACCCGGGCGCAGCTTCGCGAAGAACTCCGGGAACGTGCCGTTATTCTTTGCGGTTTCCGCATCTTTGCGGACTTGCGCGGCTTCCTCTGGGCTTGCGAAAATTCCAAGCGTGTAATTCTTGCTGTTATAATTTATTTGCGTAATCCATTTACCAGTGTTTTTGTATGGATACACGTATTTTATTTTACTCATGTGATCTCCCTTTTATAGCCGTACAGCTACACAAAGTAATAATAACCCCGTTATGCTCTGTCGTCAATACCTGTTACCAGCTCGATATTTGAAGATTTAAGATGGCTTTATATACTTGCGACAAAATATACCAGAATCACGCTGAAAGCCGTTAAAACGTCAAATAGAAGCCAATACAACTATACATAATTGCCAATGCACATCACACCGGGAAACAAGCCCCGGTGAAGTCCTGGCACAGGTCACGAACCACCGCCGCCCGGAGCGGATGCAGGACACCAGAAAAAGAGCAGCGGTTTTACTGCTCTAAATAGTTTATATTTGCAATCTGGGGAAAGTCCCGGAAGAACTCAGAAAAGCCGCCGTCAGCGATATTGTATTGACGGTCTGATGTTGGAATCATGCAGCCGTTTTTGATCTCCATACAGGAAAGTTGTAAATATCCCGGTTTTTTCGTGGATTTATGCAGCGCATACCGTATAAAAGACACCGCCCCAGACTGACACCGCACCGGCGGCAAGTCGTACCAGATCAGCGGGACGGAACCGGAAGCAACCGCATTAAACACGTGTCTAGCGTCCTTTTCTGCCGATTCTTTAATTTTATCAACTTCGGAAAAATCCCCGCTTTTTATGGCGTCAATAGTCTGTTTCGACGATGGTTTTATAATTCTATCTATCATATAAAAGCCCCTTTCTGGTTAGAAAAACAGGCGGGAAAGCCCCGCCCGGAATTGTTTATTTAATTCAAGCAATCATTTATTTTCTTTTCCAGGTGCGGAAACGCTTCGCAAATTTCCTGAACGCTGTCTGCGTAATAGTCACCCACGGTCTTGCCAAAAATCTTGATATTTCCAGAATAAAAACAGCCGAGATCATTAAACCAAATATCAAGCCCGGTTGCCTGTTCCTTTTTGTCATCGTACCACATGTCAATTTTAATCATTTTATTTTCCTCCTGATTTTATTTTAAAAGGCCGCCGGGGAAATGCTCCCCGGTACGCTTGCCGGCCTGTTAATCGCAGATATACGACCAAGAATTTACTTTTGTTGTTCCGTATCTTTTCAAATATGTGTCAATCTGTTTTTCAAATGCTTTTCTGACTTCTTTAAAGCCGTCAATAATTTTCTGGATATCGTCCGCGCCCAGCTTTTTTATATCCTTGCAATTAATCCAACGCATCGGGGTAAATTCTGGATTATATCCGGTTCTCACTACCGTGAAAGCCTTTAATTTGCTGTTGTCTGGCTGCCCCATATAATGAGTGTATGTATAACACTCGTATTCAAAACCGCTCAAACATTTTTCGAGATCCTCTATATCAGAATCAATCTTTTTTAGATTTTGTTCTTTAAAATATTGTTCACTTTTCCGGGCTAATGCTGCCATGTTTTCGGCGTCTTTCATTTCTTCGTTGGTGCAAGTACCATAAGAGCCAGCACCAAAACAAAAGTCCTTTTTTATAGATGGTTTTTCAATATCTGCGATATCTCCGTTTGAAAATTGAACCACATAAGCACAATTTTTCTTTGCAAAATTTTGCATGTACTCATCTTCCCAGACCTCTGTTTTAATAATATTCATGTACATTTCTTTTAATTCTTTCTGCGTCATAGCTGCTACGCCTCCTTTAAAATTTCAAGAATCTTTTTGCAAGCTGCAATATATTTATCGGTCAGTACTTCATTTTTGAAGTGTTCGCCGCGTGCCCGGGATTCGAGCCAGTCGACAACGCCGGCGCGGTTGTTTCTCAGCTCTTCCAGAAACTCATCAAAAGAGGAAAAATCCTCATTTTTGATCAGTTCCGGGACATATGCCGCCAGAGCGTAAACGCTCGGAAAATCGGTTTTTTCGTACCAAATGCAGCCGCTCCACAGCTTTTCAGTGGTTCCGCCACAATCTGCGCAGAACTCTTTACAGCCGTAGCACATTGAGTTATATTTCAGACTTTCAATTGCCTGTTCTTTTTCTTTTCTTGCCTGCTCCTGCTCAGGAGTTAAAAACATTGTATTTTTCATAGTTTATTTACCTCTCTTTTTATTTTTGAAGTCCGGCGGTTGCGTTGGGGCTACGGCTTGACCGCCGCCGGAGGAAATTATTTGATTTTCGCATCTGTCCAAAGATCAAGGATAGAGCGAAAACAATTTAATTCATCAACGGTAAAACCGCCGTCATTAATATGGAATATTGCGTAATCCCCATATTGCTTGTTGATGTCTTGTACATAATTATAAAATTCTTCGAACCGTTCCAGGCGGTCAGTGTCGAGCATGTACCACTTATGTTCAGTCGGAAGAGTTTTTATAAAGTCTTCCGCGTTGCATGGGTAACTAAAAGCGCCTGCAACGCTTATTTTACTTTTCTTGTCGTCCTGTGTACTGCGGTCGATCATTGCGAACACCACCCAATTTAATCTATTCAAATATTTGTTTGCCATTGATTTTTCTCCTTCTCTGTGATATTCTATTTTTGCTGGTATTTTAATAATTTTTATTTATGACCCTGGAGCTTTCCGGGGTTTTTTTCATGCTGACATTTTATAAAGAATCAAGAATCTTAATTCTTCATATTGTCGGGAGTTAATCCCGGTGAAGTCGTTCCCGATCAGGTCCAGGAGCTTCGCCAGCTTTCTTTTTGTGTGGGCCTTTTCAATCTGTCCCAGATAGATGTTATATCTCATTTTTTAACCCTCCTGAGACTCAAAACAACATCGTCTTTCATGTCATAAGTACCGCGACTTTCGAACGTAATGACCACCGGTGTGTTATTTTTTAGTCTTGCGTCAAATCCCCATTCTTCGCCGCGGATGTCGGTTACTGTCTGGGTTTTGCTGTGATATACGCCCGGCATCGTGTAAATATTGGCGTTCTGTGGTGCGTGGGTGAGTGCGGCGATCATTGCCGCGATAATTAACTTTTTCATGGTTGTTTTCCTTTCTGCCCTGCCATCATCAGCACCGGGAGGACGGTTCCGGTGGACGGTCATTTCTGACCGTTTCGGCTATCCGTTTATTGCCGCATCTATGGTGTTCCATGCCTGTTCATAACTTCTTAATACTTCGCCCTTATGAGGCCCTACTAGAATAACGGTTCCCCACTTTGGAACGCTAATTCTATCAGTCATCATTTTTTTATCAGGTACATATTTCGCTTTAAATGTCCTAAGCGTCTTCATTACGTATCGTTTATATTGTTTCTTTGTCATGTCTATTACCTCTTTTCTTAAATTTCTGAAATAAGCCCTTCAGCTTCTTCTAAGTTATCAAATGCTTCTTCGATATCTGAAATATACTCTTCCATCTGTTCGCCACGCTCACTATACTGGAAACTTTCTGGCAGATTATCGAATGCGTCCTGTTCTTCATCTTTAACTTCTTCTAAAATGTCTTTAGCTTGCGAGATCAGATCAAGTGCCTCAGCCAATCTCTTTCTTCTGATTTTATTCATATCCTTTTTCCTCTCTTTCCTCCGGCTTTGTGTCCGGGTTGTTTGTTCTCTGTTGATGATTATATAATACTCTAAAATTAGAATAATGTCAATACTATTTTATTCAAAAATTAGAATATTTTTTATTGACGAAATTAAAGAGAAATGTTACATTATATATAGAAGCAAAACGGACAGGAGGAAAATAAATGGTAAAATATAAAATAGATGTTTTTGCGGAATTAAAAAAGAAAGGATACAACCAGACCCGCATACAAAAAGAAAGGTTATTGCCGGCACAGACAGCACAGAATATAAAAGCAGGGAAAAGCATTACATTAGAAACACTCAATAAAATTTGCATCATGTTAAAAATGCAGCCGGGCGACGTGATCGAGGTTGAGCCAACAGATGCAGAAAAAATAAAATATTATTAAAAAACTATTGACATTATTCTAATATTAGAATATAATTAAGACAGTTAAAGAAAGCACATCAAATAGCCCGGTCGGGCTGGGGCGGTCGCCTCGGTAACTTGTAGATTATGTTGAGAAAAATAAAAAAAACAATCATGTAGCCCCAGGAGGGGCGGAGAGGAGTCGGAACAAAAATGAAATTAAACACATTGTCATACATCCTCGGAACAGAGGGCACAATCGAAGCAGGAAAAGAATATTTCTTCGGCCAGCTCTGGGACGGGAACGGGGACGGCGAAGAGCTGTTAGAGTCTGGAGCAATCGCCGTATATCAGGATGGTGAGGAGTATATCGTGGATTTCGAGGCTCTGGAATCTGCGGAGGACATTTTACAGGCCCGGGTTAAGGTTACCGGGATTGATTAAAAACAATGTAAAGCAGAGGACGTAAGGAGGGCAAAATGGAATATTTAGTCAATGAGAAACGCAACAACCAGTTCTTTCCGGGAAACTGTATTTACATCCCGGAAAACTACCCGGAAGACTGGCGGGAACGCCTGGAAGCTGGCGAGGTTGTCAGCTACGAGGAGGACGGCGAACAGTGTGAAATTTGGCTTGATATGGAAGAGGAGGAATAGGAACATGATAAAATATGATTTGGTGAAAAGAACGGCAGAATTTAACCGCCAAAATAGAAAGGAGATTAAAGAAGGATGTACAGCTTTGGATCCGGATCCCGAATACATAAAAACGTTTGACGATCTGGAAGAGGCTAAAAAGGAACTTGCAAAACGCAAGACAAGCGTCAGCAAGTTTGAAAATCACAATATGACGTTTTACTCAGTTGAGGAGTATGCGATTGAGGAAAATGAGTTCGAGTTTGACGAGGACGAAAACGAGTTCGTGCAGACGGGCTTCGTGGACACCTTGGAAACAACCCCGATGAAAATCGAAGTTGTCGAAACACCAAGTTATGAAACAATTGGTGTTTATTCCAGCCTGGAAGAGGCAGAAGAGGCAGCTAACGAGTATGGCGGAGACGGAGAGTCCTATATAATGTTTTAAAAAAATAAGTCGGAAACACAGGACGGAGTTTTACGTTCTGGAAAGCGTCAACCCAGACGAAGGCGCACCAGATCATTACGATGGGGACATTGTAAAGCGCTGGAAATAAAAACAGGGAGGAAAGAGAAATGAAGAAAACAATTGATTTATTGAGTGCAGCTGTAGAAATGGGATTCAACAGAGAGCAGGCGCTTGCAGACATCGACGCAAGCCTTGACGCAGAACTCGAAGAAAGAAAGCCACTCATGGAGGAAGAAATACCAGAAATTTTATACAATGATATTCTTGAAGGATTTCGAGCAGATAAGGAAATGAACGCATGAAAGCAGTAATGATACAAGGGCATATGGACGCCGCCCGGTTTTCAATGCCGGGATGGAATGGCAAGCGGGGCGAAACATACCCGCTTCCGCCTTTTTCTACAGTTGCTGGGATGGTTCATTTTCTTTGTCGGTGGGATAGCTGGCATGATATGAAAATATCCGTAGCCGGAAACGGAGTCATGAACAAGCCGGAAATCTGCATGAGGTGGCGTGGCGGAGCTGTCGCAGGATCAGAAACAGAAGAATTTAAACAGCGCTTTCCAGTCAGGGTAAAATCCGGGGATTCGTTTGTAGGCTGGGTCAATACGCCAATTTATGAAAATATGGTGTCTGATCTGGACCTGAGATTGCATATTATGCCGGAAAATCAGAAAGAAGTTGACGTAATTTACAGGAAAATCTTAAATCCCCGGACATTCCCAAGCCTGGGACGACATGAGGACTTGATAAGAATTGACGATGTAAAGATTGTCGATGTTCTGCCAGCGCAGGAAATGGCACTTGATATGTGTGCTTATGCACCGGCTACAGTAGAAACGCCCGGAACTGTTTACACAGTTCACAAAGATTATGCGATCAGCAAAGGAAATCGAAGATTTAATGATGTCCGAGTGAAATATTTAGATAGAGGAATGAAAGTAATTACAGATTGTGATAATTTAAACAATCCTTGCTTTTTCATCTGATCTATAGTATTATTTAGACAACAATTACTGATGTAATTGAATGTAAATTTGAAATAGTACTGAATAAGTGCAAATTTTAATATTTCCATTTTGGAAAGACACAAAATAAGCCCCTGAGAGATAACCCGGGGGCTTTTGCTGTCTTATTCTGGCGGCGTAATAAGTGAGGGGAACAACCCCGCCGCCGAAGTTGTTAAAATACATTTATCATAAAACCGCCGAAGTTGTCAAGCAAAATTTTTTTATTTTGGGACTTGATTTTTAAAACCGGTGTGGATAAAATAAAAATAACGACAGGCGACGGAACTCAGGAGGGGGCGACAGCCAGAGCGCGAAAAGAATAAGAATTTAGCAGCCAGATCACGCCGGACAAGGTGCCGGAAGGTCTGGCTTTTTGTGCGATATATGCCGGAAAATGACCGTATTACAAGATGTATAAATATATAATAACTGTATTTATAATCCCCTCCAAGATTCTAAAGACCTAGAGTTTATTAATATACATACTATACAGTACCGTATAGATATATAGAGTTAATAAGAGTAACGCAACAGTAAAATTAAATATAATATACTGTTGACAGTGATATAAAAGTATGATAAAACAGAATTAACAACTGAATAAGCCGAAAGGCAATAATGATAATTAAGACTATTAGACGACTAAAAACCGTAGCAGACGGAAAGAAAAGGAACAAATAAGAGTTCTGAAAAAGTATCTGCAAACGTGTTTTTGTCGTCTTTTTTTATTTGATTTTTTGGAGGTGATACAGTGAAAAAGAGTAATACAACAGTGACAGAACAGGGAATAGAAGTATATGAGAATGATATATACAGGCTCGTGGATGAATATATAAACACTGTGTTACAAGTAACTCCAGAAGAATTTGATACACAGAAAGAATATAAATCTGTTGTTGCTGATAGTTTCGTGGATATGATCTTTTATATTGCGGATAGAATACCGAAACCAAGTAACGATGATATAGAGTTGCTGGATAATATATTTAATATATTTGTCAGGGTATGCAGTAAATACAATGTGTTACCGACATTAGAAGTATTTAGCTTTTTAGTTAATATTAATCGGTCAACATTTAGTGATTGGATGCGTGGGGACTATAGAACAAGCTCATCGCATGGCACCACGGTTAAAAAATGGTTCGATATCTGCAAGAATTGTACAGTCAATAGATTAAACAACCAGCCCGGCACAAATGCCAACTTGATTTTTGTTGCAAAAGCAGCTTACGGTATGGCAGAGACGGCACCAGTGCAGACAGCACAGCAGGACGGCATACCACACCAGACAGCGCAGCAGATCGCAGATAAACACAGGGCGGCGCTGGAGCTTCCAGAGATGGAAAAGCCGGAGCTGTAACAGATCAGAGACCCTAAAAAGTACGCAGAGGGCGGACAAAAGAGCATGGAAATAGCTTGAATAGTGTAAATTGTATAACATGTACAATATAAAATGACTGTGTTTGTTTAATATGTACACCGATCTATAAAGAAAACTGAAGTTTGTTCCATAGATACATATGTTCTGGCTGAATAACCGTTATCACACATTCCCTTGACCACTGCCGCAGGCCATTAAAAGTCAGCGTTAAACCAGGGAAGCGGGAACCCATGGGGCGGCGGGCTTCCCTGGTAGCGTCCGGCAGGGGACACCGGGAGGGGTCTATATAAAGCCCAATACGCGCCGAGTGAGTACTCCGAGTTCCCGAAAAATTAAAAAAGCCTCTTCTAACAGCAAGGCTTTAAAATTCCGAAAAAAACAAAAAAAGAGTTCACCATGGCAGGGATAGTGATTGCAACACGAAAGCCATAAGCCTTAATGGTTTCTCTGCCATAAACAACAAGGCGATATCAGAAAGGCAGGTATAAATATGAAAATAGGATATGCAAAAGAGTCAGGCATTTGGTTTCCATTGCTTGCAAAGAAAAAGATGCTTTTGAATGAAAAAATTGACACATTTGCTTGCGACTCAATAGATGAAAATAATAATTTCGAACATCTTTGCGAAAACATGAGAAATGGTGATTCTTTGATTATTTGCGGAGTTGATGATATTGGAAATACCAAGGATGAAATCGAAGAAACATGGAGACGACTCCGTGATTTGAATATTGAAATTTATGTGCTTACAGCTCCGATGTTGTTTCACAGAGAAAACATGGCGTTAGAAGAATCATTTATAAGAGACGTGTCACTTAGCGTACTTGCTTCTCAGGTTGAAATTGCTAATCAGAAATTAAAAGCAATGAATGATTTATGATAACCATTTACATTCACAGAAGGGTAGGAACAAGATGGAGAAAATATTAAACAACGATGGATATCTTCGGTCAGGGCTGATGGATATTGCTAGACAGTTACTGAATATCTGTAGCGAAACTGGTGTTTCTAATATTCAGATAGTCACATCACCTTGGAAAGAAGGCAAAGGCATCACACTTTTAGCAAAAACCGAAGATAAGCCGATTCTTTCAGTAAAGATGGACACTGCCTATGAAAAAGAATAACCCTCAGGGCGAATCAATCAGAATCCGTCTCACATATCAGCTAGAACGAAAGCTCATAGTCGAAAAGAACCGAACCGGCAAAAGCGTATCGCAGATCACCAGAGAAGCATTGGAACAATATTTCCGAAGGAGATAGGCAAATGTCGATACTTGAAAAATTTTCAAAAAATAAAAAAGGCGGTTTTGCCCTTCGGGATGAAAATTATCATCCGCTTGAAAAACCTTTAATGCATGACAAGGTGTATGAATATCATCACAAGAAAGCTGTTCTGGAAAATGGAATGTTGTACGATACAGAAACGGCAAAAAGGATTATAAATTGTACAAAAAGTATTTTGGAGAGGCAGAAGAAGCATGATTTCGGAAGAATATAGTGAACGCTTTGATGAACTTCGCAAGAATCGAGTTGAAGTAAGTTTTTTTAAATATGGTCCAGCTAAAAAGAATTTTCGTACTGGAAACGTAAAAGCTATTCCAACAATGGAGAAATGTATTGAAAAATATAATTCCACCGGAAACACAGAATATCTCGTGGATGCAGCAAATTACCTTATGTTCGAGTTCATGTACCCACAACATCCTAAAGCACACTTCAAAGCTACAGACAGTAAAGATAGCGCCGGGATAGTTGGAATCAGCGTAAAGGAAATGGAGGAATTGAAGAATGAACAATACTAACTCTGTAACTGTTACGTACGCAATAGCCGTTTTGAGAAATGAACTTCTGACACATGGAGAAGTTTACAATGGTTTCAAAGCAAGCCTTAAAACAGCAATTGAGAAGTACTGTACATGCGGCCTGCCATTCGAGCCAGAAGAAGAAACCGCCGGTAAGATTCTTGATTTTATGATCGGAGAGGAACAGAAAGAATGATTCTTGCAAAATTTGTAGCAGCCATGTTAGATATTGCATTTTTTACATTGGTTTTAGCATTTCTTATATCACAGGACGAAACCGAAAAGAAAGGCAATCCAATAGCATCGGCAGTATTTATATTGATGGAAATATGTTTTGCAGTTAATGCAGTTGTGATTTTTAGATTATAAGGAGGGCGCGTAAAATGCCAAACGAATTAAAAGAAACTATGGAACTTATGAACAGTGCTGATTATAAGGACAGATTTAAAGCCGAATATTATCAGGTAGCTATCAGGTATCAGAAACTGTCTGCAATGCTTGAAAAATGGGATAAAGGAGTGCTTCCGTTTACTCCAACTTGTCCGAGAAGTACATATAATATACAGGTGAAAGCCATGACCGATTACATTGCAATATTAGAAGCAAGAGCAGTTATGGAAGGCGTAGAACTTTAGGTTATAAGGAGAACCCAATGTGGTTAGCATTCACAATACAAATTCCCCTGTTCATCATACTGATTGAACGGGTGAAAATACAAGAAAAGCAGAAACCTGTCGTTCTCAGGTTCGGGAAAGCCTTTGAATCTGACAGGTCGAGGCATCCAGAGTAGCTTAGGCCTGCGTCAGTGAAATACAATTTCCCAAAGTAACTGGCGCGGACTTAACGGTACAAATATAGACATGATGCTTTCTAAAATTTTATAAAATATATCACTCTATCACGAGTCCGGGGTGTTACCCGGACAAATAATGGGCTATCGCCAAGCGGTAAGGCACAGCACTTTGACTGCTGTATTCGCGGGTTCGAATCCCGCTAGCCCAGTCGGACTATATTGTTTAGCCATGATATAGTTCCCCTCCGAATTGGTTCCATCTATCCCAACGGGGATGATTAAAGGGGCTTCAAATGCCCCGGATGGACTCTGCTTATGCAGAACAGCATTTAGACCCTTTGTTGCGACTGTGAGGGCAAGAATCGCAACAGCAGAGGAAGTTACTCTTGAACTGCAATAACCCTCTGCTTAGGAAACTTAGTTCAGTTGGCAGAACGGTCGGATCATAACCGACAAGTCACAGGTTCGAGTCCTGTAGTTTCCATTTCTTCCATATGCTGTCTATCCGTTTTATGGACAGAAAAAACTGTTGAATGAGTGTATGTGGATTATTTTCATGAAAGGTGTGTAACGGCACAGCCTGTTCGATGAAGATAATTCCCCGTTCGGCACAGTCTCTGAGTTAAATTGTCGTCAATAGGTGCACGTTGAGGACAGGAAGTTTTCAAGAGACATATAAAAGGTTTCGTCGTTATCCACAATGACATGAATATCCAAATCCGAATAACTCCGTGGGGCTGGCACGGCATAAAACAGCCTAGTGGAAAGCATAACACGATAAACATATTGCTAACCCGGGGTTTCCGGGTTATGGGAGAATATTCCGTAGAGGTAGCGGGGCAGACTGTAAATCTGTTGCTTAACAGTTCGGGTGGTTCGACTCCATCTTCTCCCACTATTTTGTAAAATAAACAAAATATGAGGATGCTGTCCAAGATGTAAGAAACAGTCGGCTTGTGAGCTGCCGGTACAAATATGCTGAAAGTTCACGTATATCGCAGGATAGAGAAGTGGAATCTCACAAGGCCCATATCCTTGAGAACGGCGGTTCGAATCCGTCTCCTGCAACTTAATCCGCTTAGAGTTAAGCTGTTTGTATACAAGTGGTCTATGTCTCAGGTGGATTTACGCATGAGCGTAAACGTACAACTCACTAGGCGTTTGCGTGAAAAACTTTTTAGAGAGATGAGGCCACGGGCCGTGATAAGTGATAGTCGGCAATTCTAAAAGAATCATCTAGTTCATGCGTTTTACGATGGAAAGGTTAATGCTTATCTGGATATTTCCATCCGGTCCGAAAGCATGTGATGTGGGAATCAACCCAGTTTCTTTTCAGAGAACTGGCCGTTATAGGCGGTACGGAATGTAGCTCAGTGGTAGAGCAATGGCATTGTAAGCTATGTGCCGCAGGTTCGATTCCTGCCTTTCCGATTCCAATGAACTGCAATCATTGGAATATTTTTCTCTTACTTCGTTCGGTTCCAGTGTTTCTCGTTGGGAGATTTATGCCGTTCAAGTCGGCACACTGGACTTTTTTAATTAAGGAGATGGTGTTTATGGACACAAAAGGATGTAAATGTTGTTGCACGTGTAAATGATACGCAGTATGCGAAGGCGCCTGCTGTAATGGCGACAGTGAACATTGTGCAGACTTTAGATTCTTTAATGATGGCTGCGAATGCTGGGAGAACCTAGACTATGAATCAATTAACAAAATAATGTCTGATTTGAAATTTTATAAAAACGCTTACAAACAATTAAGAACACGCTGTATCGAAACAGCAACAGATTATTTTGATCGTGGACAATATTATGGATTAATTATCCGCCCAACAAGGGAGAAGAAATGCAAATAGCAGGAAAAGAAATTAAAGACGAGTGTTCCAGATGTGGAAACATTCTCGAATGTAAGTTGTTCCGTCAGGGACATGGAATAAAACAGGAACGTGAGAATATAGCGAAGATGATTGAATGCCAGATGAAGCATAGGGAGGAAAGAGAAAAAAATGATTAAAATTTTAGTTCCTGGAACATTAAAAAGAATAAAATGTGTAAAATGCGGAGCATTGTTGCAGTACGATGAAAAAGAAGATGTTAAAGAAGAAAATATAGAGAAGCATTTTGCTACAAATATGCCATCTGGATTCGGGTACAAGCAAAAATACATTGTTTGTCCACAGTGCAAGAATAAAATTATTTTAAGTTCGATCAGATAGGAGGGATATTCGTGTTCAAAAAGATATTCAATCTCTATATAAGATACAAGACAAAAAATCTCACAAGGATTCCATTGTTCATAATGACTTTTGACTGGAAGAAATTTCATAAAGACGGAAAAGAAAACAGTTGTATGTTATATATCTTGCATCCAGACATTGCAAAAGATCAATTTCTAAAAAAGAAACTGTCTGAATGCGTGGATTATATTCGAGATAACTATGATATGGAAATATTTACTAAGCTTTAAGGAAGGATGCCATGAGAATTGAAGATTTGAAGAACTGGACAGTAGATCAGTTGAAAGAAGAAGTTGTTCGTTTGGCCGATGAGAGAGAAACAAAGCAACATGAAATTCTGGACAAAAATGAGAAAATCAATGAGCTTCAGTCTGAACTGGATAAAATGTGCGACTATAACAATGAGTTAAAAAGGCAGGTGGACAAAAAGGCAGATACACCATTTTACGACGAATCTGTAGAAATCGCAAAATATCACAGACAGCACCAGTCCGATTGTATCACGATTAATCAGTTGCAGACTACGTTGGACGTACTTGTTGACCGATATGCGAATCTGAGAAAGATTCATGGGGTGAGTTAATATTATGGATAATCAAATTACTGTTAGCCGATTATTAAATATACTTGATAAACTTTCAATGAATGGCTTTGGAGATATGCCTATATTTTTAGGTGAGAAATATCCATTGCTGGAAGATTCTATAACTATTTCGCAATATGAAAACAAGTTGCGGTTCAGAAATAGATATTATGATGAAAAAATGACAGAAGCAATTAGAAAAGCGGTTTATGGTCTGGACTCTGTATGCAGAACATACATAGCAGACTGCTACGCAGCAGGCGAAAAGATAGGAGAATAAGCAAATATGCTTTTAGTTCATACAGGCTCAGACATTGATTTTCTCGACACCACATACAATATCGAGGGAGAATGCCACCGAATGAACATTCCGACTAGGTTCTATCCAGACAGACGCTTGCTTCTGGCAGGGAATACGACCGTAATATACAACCAAACGGGAAATCTTTCTAAAACATGGAAAGCAGATTATATCGGGGACAATTATTTGACGATTTTGACATTGATCAGAAAGGACAACGGTAAATGAGCATTAAAACAGCACTTGAATCAGAAGGAGTAGACTTCTCTGAATATATGAATATACCCGAATCATGGGACGGCTCAGCACAAATTAAAATGGAAAATGGTACAAAGTGGGTGATTTGTCCGTTTTGCGGAAAGAAAGCCTTAAAGATTTTCCCAATCACAAAGATTTATCGGATGCCGTATAAATGTAAGGGTAGCAAATGCAAGAAAGAGTTTATGGTGAATGTATAAAAAGGAGAATATCAGATGATGAACATCAAATTAATAGACAGAGATACGGATATTTCAAGACTAAAAATACGCCAAATGGGTTGGGACACTGTAATTAATGGGAAACCGTATTTTGTTGTACAAATAGCAGGATATGTACATACAATTGGCGGCAAATACAGCAATAATGATTTATGGGCTTATCCTAGGGACGAAAAACCAAATTGCAAGAATTTAGTTCAATTCGAAGGAGAACCCGTATGTTGGGGAATAAATTATGCGCCTTACAATTACGCTCGATGCAGACATGGTGAATTTGAAGCAACTACGATTGGCAATGTGTTTATTACCAGAAACGGAGAAAAATTCTGCGATGTAAGAGGCGGAATTGAACGTGCAAAGTGCATGATTAATGATTTTAATGAGCATCCAATAAACTTAAATGAGATTGATTTCGATAAAAAAGTTATCGGAAGAAAAGTCTGGTGGCGTAGTGAACCAGCTGTTGTATCAAACTATATTTCAAAACAGGCGTGCGTCATATTAGAACCAGATGGAATAAAACAATTTACAACACCAGCAGAATTTGCAGATGAAGGATGCAACTATTATTGTGACGGAGATGTAAAAGCAGATATTCTTGATAAGCATATTTGGTGGTTCAGAGAATGATGGAGGATGCACAGAATGAAAAAGATAATCGTTGCAATAACAGTTTTATCACTGACGCTTGGAATGGCCGGATGCCAGTCTTCCACAAGAAATTGCGGCGGAAACACAACATTAGAGTTGAAACCAAACCAAAAGTTAGAGGAAATTACATGGAAAAATAATTCACTATGGTATCTCACACGTCCTATGACTGATGATGATATTGCCGAGACTCACACGTTCCAGGAATCTTCTAATTTCGGAGTATTCGAGGGTAGAGTAACTGTTGTTGAAACAAAAAAATAAACAATCAGTCAAAGAGCCACATGAGAGCCAGACTAAATCCTAAGAAGAAAGGAGGTCTGGCTCTATTTTTATGCAAAAATTCACAGAAGGTTCGTTTGAATGGTATCGGGCGATTTTAAATCAAATTATTAATGGTGATATGACAGTCTATCAAAACCAGAAAGACTGCCTTGATCTGCTGTTAAATATGAATATTGACCTTCCTTTCAAGGATAATCCAGATGCGCAACAGATGGGAATAAAGGTGAGCCAGTATTCACACAATATCGCAGAAAGGCAAGCTGCTATTACTGGAAGTGGAGATTTTGACGATATTTACTGGAAATATTTGCTATTGGAAGCACCATGGATTTTTGAAAGCTATTTGTATTACATGGAAAAGAATAGGCCTGACAGTAAGAAGTTTTACGTTCCAAGAAAAAAGACACTTCAAGTAGTTGCCCAAGATTTACAAGATTTGGAAGAGAGAAAAATTGAGTTTTACGGTTTGTCGCTTCCAAGCCGAGTTGGGAAAAGCACCATGTGCATATTTTTTATGTCATGGATAATGGGTAGAAGACCAAATAGTCATAATGCTATGGGCGGTCACTCCGGAAAACTGGCTAAAGGATTCTATGGCGAACTACTTAATCTGATCAATACGCAAGAATATACATATTCAGAAATATTTCCGACTTTAAAATTGCAGAAACAGAGTGCAGATGATTTTGAAATCAATCTTGATAAACCCGACCGCTTTGCGACTATGACTTGCCGAGGAATTGAAGGAACATGGACGGGTGCTGTCGATATTTCTCCTGACGGATATTTGTATGTGGATGACCTTGTAAGAGACAGACAGCATTCATTAAGCCCTACTCGACTGGAAAATACATATCAAGAATATCTAAACAAAATGGTTGACCGTAAAATTGATGGGGCAAGAGAGCTTATGGTTGGAACAAGATGGAATCTGTACGACCCATTAGGTAAGATTGAAAAACTCAATCGAGATAATCCACTGTATAGGTTCCGCAAGATTCCTGCCTTGAATGACGATGGTGAATCAAACTTCGAATATGATTATGGAGTTGGCTTTTCTACAAAGTATTATGTGGATATGAAAGCCAGACTTGATGCTAACGAATGGGAGGCTAAATATCAACAGAGACCATTTTTACGAGAAGGGATTATATTTGCAGAAGATGAATTGAGATATTACAACGGAATTCTTCCCGAAGGCGGTTTTGTGAGAAATATATCTGCTTGTGATGTGGCATGGGGTGGTGGCGACAGTTTGTCGATGCCCGTAGGAGCGGAATTTGAAAATGGAGATATTTACATTTATGACTGGATTTTTAATACAGGTCCTAAAGAGGTGACACTTCCATTAGTTGTCGGAAGAATTATGGGGAATAAAATACAAAACATTAACTTTGAGGCAAATAATGGTGGAGATATGTACGCATATTATGTGAGCGAGCGATTGAAAGAACATATGTATTCGTGCAGTACAACCAGTACAAAAGCTCCGTCAAAGCAAGCTAAAAAAGAAAAAATAAATCAATACTCAGGAGATGTAAAAAATAGATTTATATTTTTAGCCCCGAAATATCGCAGCCGAGAATATGAAAATGCCATGGAAGAATTAACCACTTTTGTATATATTGGGGACAATGACCATGACGATGCACCTGACGGGGTAACACAACTTATGATGTCAATCACAGAAAAAAGGCTCGCAGAAGTTTCAGCAGTACAGAATCCATTTTGGGGAAGGAGATAATATGACCACAAGAGAATATTTAGGGCAAATTCAGAAATATGACAAGCTTATTAAAAATAAAAAATACGAAGAAGAACATTTAAGAAGTCTTGCTCTTGGGCTTAAATCGTTCTCATATGGTGAAAAAGTTCAGTCTACTCCGAATCCCAATCAAATGACCGATGCCGTAAGCGAACTTGTTGACATTCAAACAGAAATCAAAAAAATGGTTATTGAATACACAAAGAAAAAGCAAGACATTATTGAAACAATAGACAAGGTGAGCGATATCAATTCAGATTTGTATGATCTGCTGTTTAGGCGATATGTAAAAGATGAAAGGCTTGAAATGATTGCCTGTGAAATGGGATATTCCTATTCTCATGTGAAATTATTGCATTCGAAAGCACTGAATATCGTCAAAAACATTAAGAATTTTGAAAGTTAATACCTGATAATACTGAATAATACCTGCATATATTATATAATATAAGCTGTAAAATAAGCACCGGGAAGAACCCTTGGTGCTTTTTTCATGCAGAAAAATAGGAGGACAGGCAGTGGGGAGAAACAAAATAAATTTTGTTGACCTATGCCAAGGCGAGTTTGGCAGAAAAACTGCCTATACTGGCGTAGACCAGATTACTCCCCAGAACGTGGCACAGGTCCTTTCTGATACAATCGGAATCCATAACAGGAATAGAACCCTGATGGATTATCTTTACAGATATTACAAAGGCGATCAGCCAATTTTATATCGTGAAAAACTTGTTCGCCCAGAGGTCAACAATAAAGTTGTTGAGAATCATGCCCTTGAAACAGTCAAATTCAAGGCAGGACAGATATACGGAGAACCTATTCAGTATGTCTGCAAGAAGAAAAAAGCGAGTGAAGAAACAAACGAACAAGTTGATAGGCTCAATGATTATCTGGACGAAGCCAATTCAGACGCCAGAAACATTCAGCTTGGAATATACCAGAGCGCAGTAGGAACTGCATATAAAGCAATTCTAAGAGAGGATGAATGGACAAAGGATGGAGACTTACCGCCTTTCAGAATATTTATCCCATCACCGCAGGATGTATATATTGTTTATTCAAGCGTTACTGGCAAACCAGTGCTTTCCGTCCAGATTTTAAAAGACGAGGACAATCAGCAGTATTACCAGTGTTATTCTTCCAGACAGTATTTCAAAATACAAAATGGAGCGGTAACAGAATCTGGAATCAATGGTTTTGGCGGTATTCCTATCATTGAATATCCAAATAATCACGACAGACTTTCTGACATTGAAATTGCGATCACAATGTATGATGCAATCAACAAATATCAATCTGACAGACTGAATGGGGTTGAACAGTTCGTGCAAGCCCTAATGAAATTCAAAAACTGTGAGATTGACGAAGCAGAATTTGTAAAAATGATAAAACTCGGTGCTGTATCCGTAAAAGACGTCGGGAATGGAACGCAATCAGATGTTGATTTAATGACTGCTGAACTAAATCAGTCAGAAAGTCAGGTTGCAAAAGATGATATTTACAACAATATGCTGATTGTAGAAGCAATGCCGAATCGACAGGGCAATACCGGTGGAGACACAGGGAATGCGGTGTATCTGAGGAATGGTTGGGATTTTGCAGAACGAGACGCAAAATTGGTAGAAGCATTTACGAAAGAAGCTGAAAAAGCATCTGCCAGAATTATTTTGAATATCATCCGAAAAACTTCAATGGATGTAAATATTTCGACCAGAGATTTTGATGTAAAAATCACCAGAAACCCAACGGATAACATGCTTGTCAAAGCGCAGGCACTTGATTATCTGTTCAAAAATAAAATTCATCCGCTTATTGCGCTGATTACTTGCGGATTATTTAGTGATCCACAAAAAGTATATGAAATGAGTTTGCCATATCTCGGAACCATTTATCCGGAATTGGCAGACCCAGACTCAGAGTTGCAGAAAGCGCAAGATTTGCTGAATGGCTTCAATAAGGATGTGATTTCAGAATGAGTATTTCATCATACGATGAATTAAATATCAGGCCCAACAATCGCAGAAGTGAACCGTATAAAGAATATTTCAGCAAAATGTCAATATCAGACAAAGAAAAGCAAGAAAGGATAGCTTTTTCTGAACAAATGGAAGAAGTTGTCCTTTATATTTTAGCGTTGATAGAAACAACCATAGAAAGTGGAGAATCAGATCAAGAATACATTCAGACTCAATTTTACGACAAATATCTGGATGTAATTGCTTCGTATATGCTTATAGACACATATATCAAGCAATATGCTCTTGACGTGACAAAACAAATTATTGATGCAACATTTGAAAGATTTTCTGCCGAAGACAAAAGCATTACTGATGATTATTACCTGTCAAATGACCGGACAATGTTTATTTCAGAATGCGAAGCTAATTCGATACTGAATTACAGACAGTATTCAAAAGCTGTGAAAGCAGGAAAGACAAAGAAGAAATGGATTGACGTAGGAGACAAAAGGGAACGAAAGACACACCTTGAAGTCGGAGGAACCATACTCCCGATTGATGAGCCGTTTTCGGTTGGAGATAGCTTACTACAATTTCCAAAAGACACCTCGCTAGGAGCTTCGGCAGATGAGGTTGTGAACTGCCGGTGTTCAATTCAATACAGTTGATTTAGAGACGAGTAAAATCGTCTCTTTTTTATTAAAAAAAATATGCATCCCGATAGCGTAATCATGGGAGACACCTTGAGCTGAGCGAACAGCGTAAAAAAAGCGTATTGGTGAAAGGAGATTTCAATGACAAGAGAAGATGTAAAGAAGATCTTTCCAGATGCAACCGATGAGCAGATTACCTCTTTCCTGAATCAGTCAAATTCTGATGTGGCTAAGGAAAAAGCCAAAAATCAGAAATTAAAAGAAGATGCAGAAAAAGCAAAAGCGTTGGAAACAGAACTGGAAGAACTGAAAAAGCAGAACATGAGTGAAGCTGAAAGAACAGAATTGGAGCATCAGAAAGAGAAAGCAACAAATGAAAAAAGAATTTCTGATCTCGAATCTGCACTTAAAGCAGCTCAGAAAGACGCTCTGACAGGTAAAATCACTTCTATTTTTGCGAGTGCAGGAATGAAAGGAGATGCCTACGCAGGAGCAATCAAAGCATTTTCAAATATGGATGCTGAAGATGCACTCAAAGAAGCCCAGACTTTTGTTGATGGAATTTCCGAAGTAAATAAATCAACGCTTGATACCGCAAAAGCCGCATGGGAAAAAGAAGCCCTTGAAAAGACACCTAATCCGGGTGGCGGTAAATCTGGTGGAGAACCAGAAAAGAAAAGCGAAGCATCTGAATATGCAAAAGCGTACTCAGCAAAAATGTATCCAGAAAATAAACCGGCAGATGATAATGCCCCAGTAAATATTTAAGAAAAGGAGATTTAGATTATGGCTTTTATGAAAACAGAGCAGTACGAATCCACACCTAATATCCTCGAATCCGAGGTAGGACTGGTACTTAAAACCTATACAGCAGAACAGACAAATGCTGAAACCGTTGGAACTAAGAAGATTATCAAGGCAGGTTCTGTATATCCGACAAACGCAACTGGTGCTAAAGGCATTGTGTTTGAAGACGTCGATATGACAGACGATACAAAACGACCGATTTCCGTAATTGTTGCAGGACGTGTTCTTGAAAAAAGACTTCCGGTAACAGTAGAAACCACTGCGAAAACAGAGCTTGAAAAAGCAGGTATCGTTTTTGTAACCACTACAGACCCAGAATTTTAAGGAGGTAAGCAGATGCCATTTAATATTTTAGAATCAATCACACAGGAAGAAAGACTTAACTTTTCTCAAGATTTCAGCGTAAAAAGACCGGGCATTCTTGACACCATCTTCCCGGATGTCAAAACCCAGTTCCTGAAAGCTGAATACTACAGACTTATGGCTGGACAGAGACTTCCAGAGGTAGCATTCGTTCATGCACTTGATACTGAAGCAGAAATCGGAACAAGACCGGGCTTCGAAAAAGTCCTGACTGAAAAGCTCTTTATTAAGAGAAAAATTAATCAGTCTGAGAGATTACAGCAGGCAATTGAAAATGGTGTGCCGGATGACGAGAACTTAAAGAGATTTGTATTTGATGATGCAGCTAACCTGTTTGAAGGCGTTGTTGCCAGAGCAAATGTCATGAAAGGACAGTTCCTTTCTACTGGTGCAGTAAAAGTCAAAGAGAACAACGTTGATATGAGCATTGATTACGGCGTTCCGTCCAGCGCAAAGGTAGAAATGACAGACTGGTCTAAGCCAGATGCGGACATCATGGGTGATATTCAGAAGATGGTTGCTATCGCAGAAGACAATGGCTTCGTAGTAAACAAAGCCCTTACATCTCTCAAAATGATTAACTATATGAGAAACAACACTGCAATGCAGACAGCGGTCTTAGGAGCAGCAAACAAACGTCTTCTGACAAAACAGGAGCTTGCTAATCTGCTTATGCAGGAATACGGAATCACAATTGATCGTTGTGACGAGAAATTCAAATTCAGAAAAGCAGATGGTTCACTCAAAACAGGAAGATACTTCAAAGAGGATGTATTCACTCTGTATGAAGCAGAACCGAACGGTTCATTTGGCACTGGACTCTGGGGCGTAACACCTGAGGAACTTGAATACAGACAGTTCATTCAGGAAGAAAACCGTTCTTTCGTAACACTGTCCATGTGGGCTACACAAGACCCAGTTGCAGTTTGGACTAAAGCATCAGGTATGTTTATTCCAGTAGCAGCAAAAGCTAATGGCGGTATCGTAATCGGTACCAAAGCGGGGGAATAAACGGGCATAGTCTCGACGAGAACAGCCAGTCACCATCTGTAGTAAGTGTTAATGATGCTTCAAAACACAAGCATACAGAAAGCGAGCTGTCAAGCATGACAGTAGTTCAACTGAAACAGCTCGCAAGTGACAATGGCTATGCCCTGACATCGACAAATAAGGCTGGTATTATCTCTGAAATTTTATCTCAGCAAGGGTAGGTGATCTTGAATGGACGAACGGCTTGTGAATGATCTGAAAGAGTATCTATCCGATGATGTGGAAACTGACGGTATGATTTCTTTGTCTGTGAAGCGTGCAATTCGTTCATTCAAAAAGAAACGCAACTATCCGTCTGGATATACAGACGAAAAAATCAATACCGATATGGAATGCTGTTATGATTGCATATTTGATCTGGCTCTCTATTTCCTTGTGAAACAGGGGGCCGAGTTCCAAGAATCGCACTCTGAAAATTCAGTAAGTCGAAAATGGGAATCCGAAACGGAAATATATATCAATCATGGCGTTTTTCCATTTGCAGGAAGTTTAATTTAACTAAGATGGTTGGGTCACGTGGCACAGTATGTTGTCCTCCCGGAGTGCCGCTGGGTTGCTTATATTCAGTAGGGAAAAGCAAATGTTAAGGGAGTGAAGAAAGGAACTGGCGATGGGATGTGAACATGAATGTTTTAATGAACACCGCATAGAAGAACTGGAAAAGAATTTTCAGCTGATGCAAGAGAAGCAATCTGATCGTAGTAAAGAATTTTATGAGCGTATCGGGGAACTGGAAAGAAAGACAGCATTAAGTGAGAATGACTTGAACCATATCAAGTCGACTGTGGATGAGATGAATAACAATATAAAGACTCTCATGGCAGTCCCGGGAAAGCGTTACGATACAATCATTGTATGCGTTATTACAGCGATTGTCAGCGCAGTTATCGGTTTTATGTTAAGCGGTATTCTTCCAGTTTGATTCCACTTGTAAGGGAGGACGGTGGAAATATGAATTATACAGACTTTTCAGAAGATGAAAGAAAATTTTATTTAAAAGAAGCAGGCTTCGATTCCAGAGAAGAAAAACTGTTTCGATTACGGGCTTATGGCGAAAAGACACTATGGGAAGCATCTGAACTTATGGGGTATAGTCCGAGAACCATAGACCGAATTAACAAAAGAATAAAGAAGAAAATTTCCAAAGTTGCCCCGATGTATTGTCGGGGCTTTTCTTTGTATTATGGCGAAAACGTGGCGAAATAGTGACGTTCAAAAACAGAGTTCCTTCCTATATAATATAATCATAGGAGAAAACACAATGATTATGTTAAGGAACCCTTACGAGGGTATATGGGAAAAGCATCGTTCCATAGATGATATGGATATGATTCTTGAATCCCGGACAGGAGGAACAGATTATGGCAGGTTATCCGTATTATCCGCAACAGCCAATGATAAACAACCCATACGGACAAATACAGCCGTATCAGGACAGGCTGGCACAATTGCAGAATAATTACCAACAGGCAATGCCTTATGGTCAAATGCAGATGCAACAGTTACAGTCAATTCCACAATCCCCTATGCTTCAAGGACAGATGGTGGATGGGATTGATACTGTAAAGGCTAAAGATGTGGATATGTCCGGCAATCCTGTTTACTATCCAAAAACAGACGGAACTGAAATTTACAGAAAACAGCTTCAATCCGATGGAAGGAGCAGGATTTTTGTTTACCGACTTGCAAACCCAGACGAACAACAGCCAAAGCAAGATGAAAAGCAGATTGACATTGAAGCAATGTTTAATCAGCTTCGGAATGATGTTTGTTCGGAGATTTCTGAAATAAAGAATATGTTTCCGACGCAGATGTCGGGAACACCAGAACCTAAGCAGAACGGAGGTAGGCAGAGATGATGAACCCTATGCAACTTATGCAGATGATACGTAACGGTGGAAATCCACAGCAAGCTATCATCAATATTATGAAAAATCAGTCTGGGAACAGCCCAGTTATAAACAATGCTATCAATATGATGGAAAAAGGCGACAGTGCAGGTCTTGAAAAACTTGCAAGAAACCTTTGCAAAGAAAAAGGAATTAATCCTGATGATATGTTATCGCAGGTTAAGAACCAGTTTGGAATAAAATAAGCGGATAAATTATTTATCCGCATATCTCCAACCAAATCCGTGTGTTTGAGAAAAAATGCCTTTGCAACATTTCCCTATTTTGGACTCCGAACATCCAGTCGCTCTGGAAGCTTCACCTATACTTCCAAAAGTGGCAATAATATTCCCAGTGTTTAAATCAATTTGGCTCACTGGAATAGAAGATGCGTTTTGGAATCCGGTTTTCCCTAGCCACGGTTTAGAACCTTTGTTTATTCCGATTTTGTAAGCGTGCAAATTGTTTTCGGAAGACGTGCACCATTCAAGGTTATTTACACAATTATCTTTTTTGTTTCCGTTAATGTGGTCAACTTGAGGCTTGTTTTCCGGATTTGGAATAAACGCTATTGCAACAAGACGATGTACCATAAAATACGCAGGCTTTTTATTCCGATATAAACTGACTCGCAAATATCTCCCGTCAGCGCAGATTGGACTTAATATTTTGATTTTGGAATGATGGTTTCCTGATTGCAAACTTTTTACATTCCCTAGATTGCTTACTTGATAAACACCTTCGTATTTTGGAATGTCTTTCCATATTTCTTTCATAAAAATAACACCTTGCCTTTCTGATGTACGCCTTTATTGGTTGTGGGAAAATCACTAAGGCATGTGACTTTCGGGTCGCGAATCCCTATTCCCACATAAATATTATACTATATTTCATTTAACATTGCTACAAAATTGAGCTGAAAGCCCGGGATTTCTACTTGATTTGTAAAATAAATCAAATAGGAGGTTTGAATTTATGATGAATTCAGGCGGATATAGCCTTGCTGACATTGCGGCAGCAACAGGCTCTAATAATCATGCAGATGATGGCTACGGCTTCGGCGGTGGATGGGCATGGTGGATCATTATACTTCTCATCTTTGGTTGGGGAGGCAATGGCTGGGGCTTCGGCGGAAACAGAGGAAATGGAAGCACAGATTTCTTAGACTCTGCTTTACAACGTGGCTTCGATAACCAGTCCGTAATTAGCAAGCTCGATGGTATCAGCAATGGTATCTGTAACCTTGGTTATGACCAGTTGGCTCAGCTGAATGGAATCAATCAGAATATTTCTAATGGATTCCACGGCGTAGATAATGCTATCTGCAATCTTGGCTATCAGACCCAGCAGGGATTTAATAGTACAAACATTGCACTTATGCAGGGACAGAATGCATTACAGTCTCAGTTAGCTCAGTGTTGCTGTGACAACAGGGAAGGACAGGCTCAGATCAGATATGATATGGCTACCAACGCTTGTGCAATCCAGAACTCAATGAACAACAATACCAGAGATATTCTGGAAAATCAGAACAGCAACACCCGTGCCATTCTTGATTATCTTTGCCAGAAGGAAACAGCAGACCTTAGAGCAGAGAATCAGGCACTTAAACTGGCGGCTTCACAGTCCGACCAGAATGCGGTATTACAGGCGGCTATGAACGCAAATACAGCAGAAATTCTCAGACGCACTGCACCACTTCCGGTTCCGGCATATCCGGCAAGTAATTTGTATGGATATTACGGAAACAACGGATGTGGATGCAACAGTGGTTGCTGCTAAGTAACTCACCCTTAGAGGTTGACTAAATTCTAAGAGGTGGGTTGCGGCTCACCTCTTATTTGATTGAGAGGTATAAAATATGAGTTGTAAAAATGTTTGTAAGCTTTGCAGCCATCTTGTAATCAGCCAGTCTGTATCGTTTACCGGTGGCAATCTTGTAATCACACTCCCGGCAGGCAGTTATTCCAATGGAGAAAAGTATTGCATTGTGATCGCACAAAGTATACCAGAAGCCACCACAATTACCGCCCCGGTAATGATTCAAATAGGAACAGGAACAACTTTGTATCCGCTAGAGAATCGTTGCTGTGCACAGGTTACGGCTTGCGGAATAAGAACCAGAACGAAATACGCAACCAGAGTAGCTACAAGTGCAACTGGCGGAGTATTCAAGATGTTGGGAAATCCAGCTTGTAGTCCGAGTAACAATTTAACAGCAATTAATGGTACAGCCCCAACGACAGACACACCTGTTACACAGGCTGCCAGAAAGGGGGCAATGTAATGCATAAAGTTGCAATGGAAATGGGTAAATGGGCTATGGAAAAAGCCAAAGCACATGGATTTGACAATCTTAGTTCTCAGGATTGGGATGATCTGAAAGATTGCTTAGAAGCAGTAAAATGCGCAATTTGTGCAGACAAAGATTATCGAATCGTAGAAGCTATGGACGAATGCGAGCAGGAAGAGAAATATCTTGGACGCATGGGATATGACAGATATCGTTATGCAAACGGCAGATTTGCACCAAAAGGCAGAGGAAGTCGTATGGGATACAAGCCATATCTGTACATGGAAGATGATGACTGGATGAATGAATATCTGAATAATCCAGAATTTGAACGCAATATGTACCGCATGGGATATCACCCAGAATATTCAGACAGGAATATGGGGAATGATGGCATGAATCGTCAGCAGTCCAGATATGGTGAAACCTACGACAGGTACAGTGAGAATCGCAGACATTACCATGATTCCAAAGACGCTGAATCAAAGAGAAAAATGGATGATTCCATGAAAGAGTACACAGAAGATATCATCCGCAATATGAAAGAAATGTGGGACGATGCAGACGCATCAATCAGACAGCAGATGAAAACTGATCTGACACGTTTCATACAGCAGATGAACTGAATATGAAATGAATTTTGCCCTTGTTACAGGAATGTAGCAGGGGCTTTTTAGTTATGGAGGTACATAATATGCCGAGAAAAAAAGCGGAAGTCAAAATTAAAATGATTTGTGAGAAATGCGGAAAACCACAGAAACCAAGTGCTGACAAATCAACAACTAATTGGAATGTATATGACTGTCATGAAAAATGTGAATGTGGTGGAAAATTCGTAATGAAATTCGAGGATTGATTATGGAAAATTTGACTGTAAATATTTTAGGAACCGAGTACAAAATATATTTCAGGAATGAAAAAGACGACGATTTACTTGATGGAAAAGGCAGAGATGGATACACGGATATGTCCGCGCACGAAATTATAGTGTGTAACAAAAAAGATGATTGTGAATTAAGAGATTACGAAAATTGGAAGAAAAACATTCTACGTCATGAAATTGTTCATGCTTTTTTATTTGAAAGTGGACTTGATTCTTCGTCTGCCAATTTTTATGGAGCATGGGCTACGAACGAAGAAATGGTTGATTGGTTTGCAATTCAATCTCCAAAGATTTTTAAAGTATTCCAAGAACTTGATTTAATTTGAAAAGGATGGTGATAAGCCATGATAAGACAATTTTACATGAACGGCGACCTATGGAGAGTGCAGTTCGTATCTCCGCACGACAGCGTGTTAATTGATCGTACAGGCAATAGAACGCTTGGGGTATCGGATTATTCCACCCATATTATTTCAATCGCAAATAACCTGCACGGAGAGCTTCTGAATCGTGTGTTTATTCATGAGTTAGGGCATTGCGTAATGTTTAGCTACGGTCTATTACCAGAACTTCATCACATGGTCAAGAAACGGTATTGGGTGGATGCAGAAGAATGGTGCTGCAATCTTCTGGCCGACTATTCTTGTTTCGTGATTGGCACAGCTAGAGATATACTAGGAAACCAGTTCACATATGTAGCTCCTATCGGGGCAGAAAGGATGATTGCATAGATGGCAAAAGCAGAAAACACAGTTATTTTTGATGGAATCAAGTACAATCCCGGTGATGAATTGCCGGATTTAGGCAGTTGGGTATGTACAGACGCAAAAGGCATGGTTCGTGATTACGAGGGGCTTTCAAAGGACGTATCGAAGCTTCCACATTATGTAGAGAGTGGTTCTTCGGCGTTGTGCCTTGATACTTCTGAATTATACGAATATCACAAACCTACCGATACATGGTACAAACTGTAAAGGAGAATCGCATATGGCATTAACAGCAAAGAAAGTATATGCAATATTAAAACGCCAGATTTCCGATATGGAAGCAAAAATAAAAACGCCTATTATTTACCGTGGTACAGTTGCGACCGCTGATTTGCTTCCGTTAAATCCAGATATCGGAGATATGTACAATATCGAATCTAAATCCGTCTATGGCGAAGCAGGAATGAACGTGGCATGGAACGGCGTAGTATGGGACACTATGGGTGCTCCGGTTGATATGTCATTGTATTTCACAAAAGAAGAAGCAGAGGCGGTAATACAAAGATTAGTTACGGAATATTTTGAAAAGAATCCAGTCAAGCCCGGAGCCACCACAGAACAGGCACAGCAGATCGAGCAGAACAAGACGGATATTGCTTCACTGAAAACGGAAACTGGTTCACTAAAGGAGGCTTTAGTTAATTAGTGTAAAGTTAATTATTGACTATTGGACACCAATAATATATAATGATTATAAATTCATTATATGGAGGTGAGCTCGATAAAAGTAGAAAGAAATATCATGATTAACAAGGCCGGCGGAAACGCAGGCAAAGAATCTGTCAACTATAAAATATCACTTCCGTCAGAAGCAGTTCGGATGATAGGTGTTACCAAAGAAGACAGAAAAGTAATTCTCGAATATGATGAAGAGAAAATAACAATCAAAAAAGCATAATAAAAAAGGAGTTAGGTTCCCGACTACCAATCAAAAAAACCTAACTCCAACACCACAAAGGGTACAGTATTATTATAACATGGTACTCTCCCTTTGTGAACCCAAAAGGAGGGTATTTTTTATGAGAGATAAATTCGTGAATGGGTTTATGACCAAGTTGTATGAAGAAATTCCAGAAGAATATCTTGAAACAGTCAGAAACAAACTGGCGTTGTATGTAAATGATTTTGATATCAGTCAAAGAGAAACAGCAGTTGTAAAGTATACTGGATATTTGCCAGATTTCTACAAAACTTACATTGTAAGTAGGAAAATCGAGGGTTTGAGTAAAAAGACGCTCGAACTCTACAATCTTTATCTGGATGATTTCTTTTTCACAGTCAATAAAAATGCAGAAGATATTACTGCAAATGACATCCGCGTATATCTGTATAACGCTCAGGAGAGCAGAGGATTGAGTAATCGAACACTTGATAGTAGAAGAACTGCCATACACGCTTTCTTCGAGTGGGCTGCAAACGAAGGATATATAGGCAAGAACCCATGCAGAGTTATCAAAAACATCAAATACGAACGCATTGAAAAACAACCTCTGACAGATATGGAGCTGGAAAGAATCAGGCAAGCTTGCGAAACCGTACGTGAAAGAGCATTAGTTGAATTTTTGTACAGTACCGGAGCCAGGGTTACAGAAGTGTGTGGTGTAAAGAAAGCAGATATAGACATTTACAAAGGTGAAGTAGTTGTTTTGGGGAAAGGCAACAAGCATAGAACAACGTACCTAAATGCCCGATGTAAATTACTTTTAAAACAATACTTCGCAATTAGAGATGATGAGTCGGAATATCTTTTTGTAAGTGAAAGAAAGCCGCATAAGGCACTCAAGAAAGAAGCAATCGAAAGAATTGTACGAATAATCGGTGAGCGAGCAGAATTGGACAGGCCTCTGACACCGCATCTATTTAGACATACTCTTGCGACTCTTATGCTTCAAAGAGGCACGCCGATTACTGAGGTGCAGAAGATTCTTGGACATGTCAACATTAACACGACAATGATCTATGCAAAGGTATCTGATGAAGATGTAAAAGTGTCTCATATGAAATATGCAATATAAGATTAAAATAAAAAGACTCTTTTTGAAGGGAGAAAACGCTATGAGAGGATTGAAACGTCAAAAACAGACAGTGTATTGGTCAAGGGTGACTGAAGGACTTGACGGGATAAACACAATCAAAACGTACCAAAAGCCAGAATTACATCACCTCTCCGTATCTGCGACTGCCGGAACGCCAGAGGAATTATCCGCTGGTTATATCCCGGATTATGACAGGCATATCACAAACTTCGACCGCAACTTCAAGCCACAGACTGCCGATGTATTCTGGATTGACCGCAAACCAGAACTGACCGACGCAGGAGAACTTGTTTTAGGTGAAGATGGAGAGCCTGCAGTCCCACCAGATTACCGCCTAAAAAAGATTCTTGATACCCAGAAAGGCAATGTGGCACGATACGGTATTAAGTACACAGGAGATGGCTCAGATGGCGAATAAGACTATCAAAATGGAATTGTCGCATAAATCTATACAGGACGCAATAAAACAGCTTAGGGAGTACCAGAACGGTCTTAAAAGCAAGAACGAGCTGTTTGTCAAGCGACTGTCTGAGTTGGGAATCCCGGTCATAGATCAAAACATTGCAGTAGCTCAAGGAGATTCGGACAAGAATCATAATACTTACATCAAAATCAATAGTTTTGGCGACTATGCGCAGGCTACACTTGTGTGTGAAGGTTCTGACCTTCTGTTCATAGAGTTCGGGGCGGGCATTCACTACAACACTCCTGCAGGAACCAGCCCACATCCAAAAGGACAAGAATTTGGATATACAATCGGTTCATACGGGCAAGGGAACGGAAAGAATGAATCGTGGGTTTATTATGCCGATTCTGGCGAATGGGTACGCTCTTACGGTACCGAAGCCACCATGCCGGTATATAAGGCAAGCGTAGAAATCATGCAGAGTATTAGAAAAATTGCAAAAGAAGTGTTTGCATCATGAAAGTTAATACCTGATAATACTGAATAATACTTCTGTCTTTGATATACTATAACATATAAAAGCATCTACCTGAGCGGTGGGTGCTTTTTCTATACCAAAATAAATCAGAAAAGGAGATTGAGTTTATGCTGGTAGAAATTGTTGGTAAAAGATATGAAGAAAAAATACTTACTACATCGAGAAAAATTGCGGAATCTTTTGAGAAAGAACACAAAGAGGTAATTAGAACCATTGAAGGACAAGTTGACGCCGAAGGTAAAGTTAAACATTTGGGACTTGCGACACAGATTTCTCAAAGGGGAGATATCCCCCTTTCTGATTATTTCATAAAAACTTCCTATGTTGGAGCGAATAATCGTGAATACACAGAGTATCTTGTGACAAGAGATGGTTTTTCACTATTGGCTATGGGATTTAGTGGTGAAAAAGCTTTATGCTGGAAAATCAAATACATTAATGCCTTTAATAAAATGGAGGCTGAATTAAAGAGAATCCTTACGGAACGTCAACAATGGCAAATCGAACGTGACAAAGGTGTTGTCATTCGGCATATACTCACAGATACCATCAAAATGAAAGTTAATGATAGCCCACATAAAAAGTTTGCCTATCCCAATTACACAAATTTAATTTATCGTAATTTGTTCGGAAAGACAGCAAAAGAACTCGAAAAAGATTATGGTGTAAAAGCAAAAGAAAATCTTCGAGATTTTTTCACAGGTGAAGATTTGGAAAAGATTCAAGAAATGGAGATGCTTGTGAGTAGCCTTATTAATTGCGGTTGGGGCTATCAACAGATAAAAGAATTTGTTCAAACCCAGACCCATATGATAGAACAGGCAGGGTGATTAAATGATTACTACCATTGAACCGCCAGTATTGGAGGTTTTTGAAAGATGGCGTAAAGCTGTTGAACCAATTGTCGGCAAAGGCAATTTTTCCATGGAGAAAAGCCAGACAATAGCATCTGGTAAAACGAAATACGCCAGATTATTCATGATGGGGAATCCCACGCAGTCAACAAGTCTTGAAAGCCACGAATGCGCAACAGTTCTTTCATTTCAAACGGAAAGTTACGCATCTGGAACAAAGGCTTTATCGACTGCATACGAAATCGACAGCAAAAGTCATCAGGCTATGGTTTCGATGGGCTTTCGCCGGACATACGGACCAGAAGAAGTTGCAAACTCTGAAAAGAGTTTTAAACGAATCATAAGCCGGTACAGCAGAATTTACACCGGGCAATTATTGGAAGCGTAACAGCTTCTATTTTTTATACCAAAAAGAAAGGAGAGTGTCCTATGAGTAAAGATAAATTACAATGGCTGAAAGCTGCGGGAATCAGAGCTGTTAAAACAATTGCTCAAACAGCAGTTGCAACAATCGGAACCGCGACAGTCCTTGGAAGCGTTGACTGGAAGATGGTCGTATCTGCGTCCGTTCTTTCCGGCGTTTTATCCTTGCTTACATCTGTAGCAGGGCTTCCAGAACTGAAAACAGGCACAGATGAATAGAAAGGACGGTGATCCTTTTATCTCCCGGATGCAGGGTTACGCATCAGAGCCGTGTGGCTCTTTTTTATTGTGATTTTATAGCTGAAAAGCAGAAAGGAGCCGAATATGGCAGACAAAGGAAATATAGCAGGCGTAAGTACCGTTGGTTCGCTTACTGGATATGCAGTTGAAACAACAGCAGGTACTAAACCGACAACATTTAAACTTCTTCACAGAATCAATGCTTCTGATGAAATCAAAATTGATGTAGAAACAATCGACGCTTCTGCACTTGAAGATGAAGTCGAAAGAACTATTGCAGGACGTGGTTCTACAGGTGGTACATTCAACGTAACTGTGAATGTAACTGATGAAACTATCGCTGAATGGGAAGCCTTAATCAGCGAATATAAAACAGGAAAAACAGATGGAAAATCCATGTGGTATGAAGAATACTTCCCGTCTCTCAAAAAAGCATTCTTCACCAAAATCGAGCCGCCGACAATCATTCCTAAACCAGCAAGAGATCAGAACGGCCTGTTAACCGTTGAAATGTCTCTTACTATCAATGAATACGTTGGACCGAGTGAAGCGGTAGTTCCAACTGAAAGCGAAATTTAAACATATTTGGGAGGACAAATAATATGTATAAAGTTTTAAGAATCGGCGGTAAAGACTACAAACTTGAATATGGAATTGAAGCATCACTGTTTGATGATTGTGTGAAATCCGTAATGAACATGCTGGTTTCCGCAAGCGGTGGAACGGACAGGAGCCTTAAGGAAATGGTTTCTGGAATGAGTAGTATTCCAAATACTGCACTCAATGCGTTCTATGCTGGATTACTTCAATATCACGGCAACCATTCTGACGGTGATGGCACTGTCCCGGATTTAGATACCGCCAAAAAACTTGCAGCACAGTATATGGCTGAGCATAAAGATGATGAACAGGGAAACTTCTACGGTCTGTTTTCTATGTGCATTGAACAGATGGAGGAAGATGGTTTTTTCAAATTAACCGGTCTGGAAACGTTCATGGACAACATGAATGCGGCAATGGACTCTGTGAAAGCGAAGAAAGCGCCGAAGAAACCGACAGATCATCTGAAAAAAGCTACAGCGAAATAATCTGGGATGAATTATACCCAATGGCTGTGCGTATTGGGATGTCAAGAAAAGAATTTCTCAGAAGTACCCTGAAAGACCTAAGAATCCGTATAGAACAATATGGAATCTTAAAGAACGAAGAAATTCAGTCGCAGTTAATAAACATGGACTATCAGTCGTGGCTGACCGGATTGTATGTGAAAACAAGTATTTCATGTGCATTGTTCCCACGAAAGGTTAGTTACCCGAACAGACCAATTACGCAGGAAAAACAGAATAATTGGGTTGAACACAATCCAGATATGCCAAAGAAATCAGAAGCAGAACTAAGACAAGAAGAACGTTACTACGAACTTCTTATCAGGCAGGCAAATGCAAATATATCTGAAATAGGTAATAAAGAGGGCAAGCAGGATGAATAGTAGTCTTGCTTGCCCTTTATTTTTTTGAAATAAAGGAGGTGCTTATATGCCTGACAACACAATAGATAGCCTTGCGATAGAGGTCAGCAGTAACGTATCAAATGCAAGTAAATCCATTGATGATTTATGCAATAAACTGAATCGCCTGAGTAGTCGTATGTCTGAGAGTATCAAGTATCTCAGACATTTTTCGTCCTCTGTCGGTACGGTCAATTCTGCTGTTCAAGCACTTAACAGCATAGATTCCGGGAAGCTGACTACAATAGCTGCGCAACTCGAACGTCTCAGCAAAATAAATTTGAGCAATCTTGAAAATAAGAATCTCAAAGTGAACGTAGAGATTAATTCGGCGGATATGTCTGAAAAGCTGAAATATTCTGTCGAAAAATCTTTGGATGCTACAAAAATAGACGCATCGGCTTTGTCCAGACAGCTCGCAAGCGCATTTGAATTAAAAGGCGGCGCCGCTTCCAAACTTCAAAGACAGATAGATTTGTTGGCACAGCAGCTTACAAATTCATTTGACGGACAAAACTTCACAGTCGGTGACTGGGGAAAGACTCTGGATGATATTGCAAAAAGCATTGAGCAGAGCGGAAAGGTTGTAAAATCTAATCTCGGAAGTTATCTGGATGGTGCAGAACAAGAGTGGCAGGACTTTTACAATTATTTCAAGGGCAAAAAAATCTACGTTTCCGATATGCTCAAAGCAGACATCGGAAAAGGCGAGTTCAGGGAATTATTGCAGCAATACCTTGGCAATATCACAGTTGATGCGACAAAAGGAATTAACCTTAACTCGGCATGGGGAGAATTATCAGAAAAGTTCCCTACATTGATTCCAAATGATACCATCAACGACGCAGATCAGTTGATAACTGTCCTTGAAAACCTCAAAAAAGTAAGGGATTCCATCAAGCCAATATCAATTCAGGCTTTGTCCGGTTCGGATGCAGCAATGGCATCGGACAGGGTATACAGCTCGGTAAATGAGTTAGGTACGCAACTCGGTGCGTCAATCCAGAGGAACATTGCGTCTGCCATGGAGTCTGCAAACGGTCAGATTCCAATTGACGTAAAGATTAATGAAGAAAAGATTGCCAGAGATATTAGAAATGCCATCAACAAGGCATCCACGCTTACCTACGACCCGGTAAAAGTAAATCTCTCAATTAATACGGATGAGCTCAAGAACAATATCGAAGCAAAATTGAACGGCCTGGATTTATCGACAGTAAATAGCCAGTTACAGCAGTTCACTCAGTCCATGAGCACGCTTGGAAGTCTTAATCTGAAAGATAGTGGATTAAATTCGTTTGTAAACTCTATCCGTAGATTGAACGAAACATTAAATTCCACAGGTGATGTGTCTGGAAAGATTCAGAGCATGATTTCCGAATTATCTGGCCTTAGCAGTATTCCAGACGTATCAAGCAACGTGAACCGGTTTATTTCTTCGTTGGCAAGATTGGCGAATGCAGGTGGCTCTATTGATGCAGTTGCATCAAAGCTTCCAAAACTTGGTGAAGAACTTAGAAAAATCGTAGTTTCATTCTCTGGAATAGGCAATATTTCTCAGCCAATTAATACATTTGCTCAGTCAATATCTCAGTTGGCAAATGCAGGAGATAAAACTGGAAAGACAGCAACTCAGCTTAATGATCTGGCAAATAGCTTAAAATCATTCTTCCAGACGATGAGTACCGCTCCTAGAATCAGTAGCAGTACAATTCAAATGACTCAGGCTATTGCTCAGTTGGCAAATTCTGGATCAAATGCTGGTAGAGCGGCAAGGTCTACCGCAGGCGCATTTTCCAGATTAGGACAGGGTGCGGCTGCTTCTACAGGAAAGGTCAGAAAACTTGGCAATGCAGTCGGAAACGTAGGAAGCAAGGCAAGGAAAAGTTTGCCTAGCATCATGTCTCTGGTGGCAAAATTCTGGACGTTGAAATTTGTTGTTGGAAAATTTGGAAGCGCAATTGAAAGTTCCATGAATTTTCTCGAAGATTACAACTACTTTCAAGCATCATTCCGCCAGGTAGCGGATAAAGCAGGAGAAACTTGGTCAGAAGCAGGATATGATTCTGCGGAAGCTTATGCAAATTCATTTAGTAATAGAGCTAGAGAACTTACATCCAAAATGTCTGGGTTCGATGTTTCCGATAATGCGATTTTGACCGCAAATAAATCAGGTAAATCACTCGGTATGGACCCGTCCATGCTCTTGAATTATCAAGGACAGTTTGCGCAGTTATCATCATCTATGGGAACGACTTCTGAGCAGGCATTAAAGCTGTCAAATGCACTGACGATGATTGGTGCCGACCTCGCATCTGTTAAGAATCTTGATTTCAGCACAGTTTATGAGAACTTATCCTCTGGATTAGTAGGCATGAGCCGTGCTGTGGATAAATATGGTGCGAATATTCGTGTGGCAAACTTACAGCAATATGCGGCAAATCTTGGTATACAAACGTCCGTCTCTAATATGGACCAGGCAAGTAAGGCAATGCTGAGAACAATAGTGATACTGGATTCCACCCGGTACGCATGGGCGGATATGGCAAATACGATAAATATGCCAGCCAACCAGTTACGTATACTTCGTGCAAACTTAGTATCCTGTGCCAGAGCATTAGGAAATATCTTTATGCCTGTAGTTGCGGCAGTGCTTCCATATATCAATGGTCTTGTGATCGCATTCCAGAGACTTTTGACATACATTGGTTCGCTTCTTGGAGTTGATACCAAAATCGGAAAAATGTTCGGTTCTATCGGTGGTGGAAGTGAAAATCTCTCGAATGCACTTGATTCCATAGACGATTCTGGAATTTCGGACGTAAATGATGCTACAAAAGATACAGACAATAATCTGAAAAATGCAACCAAGAGCGCAAAAAAATTAAAACAGTTCCTCGCATCCTATGATGAACTTGAAATTATGAGCAAAGACGATAGTTCTCTGTCAGACCTTGCAAATTCTAAAATTAAAACGCCAAAAATTGACACATCTGCAATTGATGCAGGAATCCTCAACGATGCACTGGATAAACTTTTGAACGAATACCAGAAGAAATGGGATGCTGCCTACAACTCCATGGAAAACAAGGCTATGGCGTTCGCAAATAAAGTTACAGACACATTTAAGAAACTTGCAAAAGCCGCAGAACCTACCACAAAAGCACTAAAAAATCTCTGGAACAATGGATTAAAGCAGCTCAGAGATTTCACATGGACAGCATTAAAAGATTTCTGGAATCATTTTTTAGTTCCACTTGGTAAGTGGACACTTGGGGAAAAGGGATTACCACGACTTATCAATGCTTTTAATGATTTCCTTGTGAAAATCAACTGGGACAAAATCAATGCTTCTCTTATGCAGTTGTGGGATGTATTAGAGCCATTTGCCGAGAACGTCGGAACGGGATTGCTTGATTTCTTCGATGATTTCTTTGACAAGGCGGCAGATGGAGTTAATAAACTTCCTGATCTGATTGACAGGTTCAAAGAATTTATCGCAACATTCTCACCGGAACAAGCACAGTCTATCGGATATTTCCTTGGACAACTCCTGACAGCTTTCGTAGCATTTAAAGGGCTTACATGGTTTGGAGGTATCTTCGGTAAGGACGGAGTAATAGGTAAAGGCATTGCCATGTTAGCGGCACATCCATACGCTTCAATAGCGGCAGGATTAGGGCTTACTGTTGCCGCACTTGATAAATTCGGAGTGATTGATGTTGATTGGGACGGGTTATGGACAAGAATCGGGAATCTTAAAGACGTAATTGTGAATTTCATCAAAAACATTGATTGGGATTCGTTAATAAAAACAATCGGCGATGTATGGGATGTATTCCAGCCATTTGCCGAGGGATTCGCAGATGGATTTATCAGCTTTTTCGATATAATGTTGAATGATATCGGTGCCCCACTGATTAATACATTAGTAAGCGTCTTAGATGCTTTCGCAAAAGCCTTAGGAAAGCTTGACGATAAACAGATAGAAGCTCTGGGCGAAGCTCTGGCACGGTTTTTTATTATAAGGGGAAGCATTAAGTTTGCCCGAAATATATACAATGTAGTCAGTTCTATCAGCGCACTCAGAACAATCTTCGGTGGGTTAGGAACGGTTCTTTCCACAGCCAGTGGTGCATTGCAGACATTCTTTGGCTCTGGACTTGGTTCTACACTTGCGGCAGGATTTGCAGATAGCATGGTTGTCTTAGGAACTGCAATGGCAGGTTTCAACCTCGGAAAATGGATAAGCGTCAATCTGTTCGGCGGCGAAGATAAAACTTTTGGAGAGTTTCTGAAAGATAACGTATTTGGGTATCAAAAAGGAGATTTTACCGGCGCTATCAATGAATGGATGAAAGATATATTCGGAATCGGAGACAAGCTTACAGAGGACGATTTAAAGGTATTTCAGGAGTATGAAGATGCTATTCTCAGTTTGGTTCACGCAAGCCAGATTTCAGGCGAACAAGCATATCCTTTATTAACATTCCTTTCCGAATTGAAAGATAACGGATATAGCACAGAACAGGCATTATTTGAACTTGAACTTAAGCTTAATAATCTTGGAGTTTCGTCCGAAGATTTCGAGAATGCGATAGCAGGAGTAAATAAACCAGTCAAAGACCTTGGAGATACGGCAGAAACATCATCTAACCAGTTCTCAAATATGGCTGATCGGATTAACAATGTTTCATTTGAGGACATTTCAGAACAGCTTACAGGATTCCAGACACTTATCCAGACCGTTGACTTTGCAACTCTGGTAACGGATACAGCAAATGCAATTGATGAAATGGGTGGTATCTGGGAAAATGGAAAACAGATTCTCGGCGAAAAAGCATTACAGATTTATCAGGAAATTGCAAAGGGATTAGAACCGGATGATAACGGCTACTATACTTTAGCAAACGGACAGATGGTGCAGTTTGGAAAAGGTATTTCTGACTATGAAAGTACTCTACAAAGCACAATGGATTCAACTCTGCAGGGGGCAATCAACGGCGTTCTGGATAACAATTCTGGTTTTGAATTAGTTACAGAACTCGGAAAGAATCAGATTCTTGCTGTAGGTAGTGGAATTGAGCAGAACGGCAGCAAAGTCACCGAAAAGCTTAACTCAACAATTCAATCATCTGCGAAAGGCGCAGAAGAAACTGCGAAATCAAGCGGCAAAACCCTTGGAAGCAACATTGCAGAGGGATTACAGACTGGAATTAACGGGAAGAAAGAAAGCACAAAGACTTCGATTCTTGATCTAATGAATAACAGCGTAAAAGCCCCTGCACAGGAAGCAGTAGACTCCCATTCTCCGTCCAGATGGTTCAAGCAGCTTGCAGAGTACTGCGGTCAAGGATTCCAAAACGGATTAGAGCCGGGCTTTTCTGCGTCGTTCACATGGTTCGGAAGAATCCGAAGCAGAATCAGCAATTCCATTGGAAACCTGTATAATATCGGTTGGAACTCTATTATTGGCTTAAATAATGGAATTGTAGGCGCGGCACAACAGCTTTATGCAAATGTGCAAAAAATCGCACAAAATATATCAAATACGTTCCGCAAAGTTCTTAAGATTCATAGCCCGTCGCAGGTAATGATGGAACTCGGTGGATTTACCGTTGAGGGATTCCAACTCGGTATGCAGAATATGCTTCCGAAAGTTGAATCCACCATCAATGATATAAGCGCCGAAGTGCAAAAAATTAATACACCAACCGCAGACATTATCACAAAGAGTGCGTCCTATCAGGAAGTAAAGAGCAGAATGTCAGTTGATACAGATGATTTTGTGGATGATATGCGAAAAGAAATCATGGCAATCAGCAGTAACACGTTTGACAATAACCAGATGATCGGGCAGGCGGTCAAAAACGCCCTGAACGGCATGGCAATTTATGCAGATGGACACTTGATTGGATATCTAAAAGAAGAAAATCAGCAGTTCAGAAACCGTAATGGCTACGGACTGTTTGAAGGGTAGGTGATAGAATGAGTGACTTTATTGCAGGAAGTAGTTTCCAAGGTTATTTTTTAAAGTTCGGGGGAAGCGTTCTCCCGAACAAATTCTTAGCCTACGATGATTATTCCGCAACTCCGAATCAGCGAACAGAGATAGAAGCATACAGAGACTTGAACAATCTCTTGCATAGGGACACAAGCCCTAATTTCAAGACAAAAATAGACTTCAACACGCGCCCTATGTGGTTGCCAGATAAAATTAAAATGCAGTCTGTTTTCAAATCAGGCTTAGTCAACAAGGCACAGCGGAAGTACAAAGTTACATACTGGGACGACGAAGAAAACACCTACAAAACAGGTGTTTTTTATATGCCCGATGTCGAGTATAAGCCTATCAGAGTTGTAGGAAATAACATTTTGTATAACAAAATCAGAATCGCACTAATAGAGTATTAAACCAGAGTGCATGGGTGTCACAGCTCATGTGCTCTTTTATTTTAGATAGATGGGAGGATAATTATGGCAGATACAGTATCTTTTGACAGTTTATTGAATACGACAGCCGGGATGACTGCTGTTGTTAACAACAAGAAACACGATGATGATGTAGTCAGTGTCACAGGTGTTGATTGGTTTACCTATGCAGGCAAGACTGCCAGTACCATATATGTTTCAGGAAACAATTTTATCGGATTCGGGCAGAACGCTGAACAGCTCAAAATCTGGCGCAGGGATGGTGCAGTTTATTACATTTACCGTCAAGAGGGGACGCTCACATCAGGAAAAAGATTCCTCAAAATCAGAGTCGAGGGGTACGTGTATTATTCAAGTACAGCTTCATCATATGGGCTGAAATACGAAGTATTCTTGATAGAGGGACAGACTCTTTTTGTCAATGTTATTCAGAGGCCTACAAGCAGTTCGTACACCGGCACATCATCAATCACTGACGGTAAAACCACAACAAATCTGAATATTTCTATATCTTCTACGGTACCGATTTCAATTCTGGTAAAGAATGCAGGTGTATCTCAGGAGATTACTTATGAAAAATATTCTGATTTAGTAATCGCTAGCATAACTGTTTCCAAAATGCCAGATAAGACCATATATTATCAGGGCGAATTATTTGACAGCACTGGGCTTGAAATATCTGGAACAACAAGCACAGGAGAAACAGTCAGTGTCACAGATTACGAATTATCGGGATTTGACAGTAGTTCCGCAGGCACAAAGACCATAACCGTTGCTGCATCCGGCAAAACTACAACGTTTGAGATTACCGTCTCAGAAGCTTCTATTACCGTCATATCCGTTACTACAATGCCAGCCAAGGTAAATTACCACATTGGAAAAGAATTTGATTCTACGGGCATTGTGGTTACTGCAACGGCAAGTGATGGAAACGTTATAGATGTTACAAAAGACTGCACATATTCTGGATTTGATAGTAGTTCCCCAAAGCAATGTGAAATTACAGTCCATTACGGCAGTTTCACTTGTGCATTTGAAGTTACTATTATGCAACCAGAAAGCATTTCAGACATAGTAAGCTATAACAATGTTTATTTTGTGGGAGATACCACAAGTTTATCTGTTCGAAGTATAATCGTTAAGTACTCGGATGGGTCGGAAATTGTAAAAAGTGGATATACTGTCGATAATACACTTGTTACAGAAGCAGGTCAAATTCCTATAAATGTTAATTATTTCAACGTGGTAGGAACTAAAAATGTTACGGTGTATGACTCGTTTTCTGTACATATAGGCTCGCCGAATCACGAAGACGTAACAGCCAAATTTAATCTTGATGCAAACACACTTTCAATTTCTGGGACTGGAAAAATTACGATCTTACATGAAAATTCAGAACACCTTATAGTCCCCGATAGCCTATTTAAAAGATGTGTAAAAATTATTTTCAGTGATGGTATTACCGAAATTTCCGATGGATTTGGCTATCAATTTGAAAGCTTAACACATATCGAATTAGGGAACACAATTACAAGTATTGCCGGTGGAAACTTTACTACTTTTTTGGGAACTAAGTTAGAGTTTCCTGCAAGTCTTAAAGCTATTCAAGGTGGCACGTTCAGTTCTTGCCCCAACCTAACAGAGATTGTTTTTCATGAAGGCTTGCAAGAAATTCAAGGTGGAACATTAAACGGATTTCAATCGTTGGATAGCGTTGTTTTCCCATTATCATTAAATTTGCTATCATCTGGTGCTTTTGCAGGTGCCAAAATAAATAATGTAGAAATTGGAAGCACAGATTCCATGGTTAGTTCGTCTGGAATCTATATTCCAAGTTGCAAGAATTTGATAATTCGAGGTGGAACTATTGATGGAACGGGTGGTACGAAAGCGCTCTCTATACTCGAAAATCTTACATTAAAAAGCACGGTTAAGTTTACTGGGGCATCACAGTTTACACCATGCTTCTATGCTTTAAAAACAGTCACTATCGAAAATGGAATAGCAGAAATACCAACATCATGTTTTGCAAGTTGTAGTAAAATCACAGAAATTGCCATTCCTGCAAGCGTTACAAATATTGGAGATAATGCGTTTTCCGGTACTTCACTTAAAAATCTGGTAATTCCTGACGGTGTTCAAACTATTGGTACTCAGGCGTTTTACGGCACACAACTCACAAGTGCTACTATTCCTGCAAGCGTTACATCCATTGGAGCAAATGCTTTCAGCACGCCTGTAACAACAAATGTCACTCTGAACAAAAAAACAAACGAAATTTCCGGTTCCCCGTGGGGAGCGAGAGGCATAATCACATGGTTAATCCGGGTAACCAGACTTGAAGTTACTCATATGCCAACCAAAACCAGATATTTCGTAGGCGAAACTTTTGACAGCACAGGGCTCATAATTACCGCATATTACAACGATAATACGTCCGAACAAGTAACAGGATATACCTTATCAAGCTCAGATATGTCAGTATACGGAAATAAAACCGTAACGGTTACATTCGATGAGAAAACCGTGGATTTCAGTATTCTTGTGGTAGACATTTCTGGAATCGAAGTAAAAACCATGCCTGTAAAAAACGAATATCCAAAAGGAGATGTATTCGACACAACCGGATTTTCAATCCTCGTTAAATACACTGACGGAACATCAGAAACAAAAACAACTGGATTTGAAGTATCTGGTTTTGACAGCAGTTCTGTTGGTGAACAGACAATCACAGTAACCTATAAAACCCATACCGCCACTTTTAAAGTGATTGTATACGACCTCTCGGGAATCCGAATTACAAGTTTTCCGTCAAAAGTTTACTACAAAATCGGAGAAACATTCGACCCGTCCGGGCTGACTGTTGCAGAAGTAAGACAAGACGGAACCGAGAAAGAAATCACAGATTATGATATTTCTGGCTTCGATAGTTCCAGTGCGGGTTCTAAGACAATCACAGTTTCTTATAATGTTACAGTCAACGGAATTACCAGATTTGTTGGCTCTGACAACTTCAAAATCAGAGTCACGAACGACGGAAAGAACCCATTCGACGATAGTTCAAGTGGCGGCTCTGGCGGCGGTTCTGGTGAAATTGAAGAAGAAAAAACCGAACCAATAAAAGTAACAGTACACTGGATTAATGGCGAATTTGCTGACCTTACAAATGAAAATATCGACCAGAATACACTTACTTTGCAGGAGTCTATTTGTTCTGAAAGCTATTTCATTTTCGGCGGTTGCGTCTGCAATCAGATAACATTTCAGGCTCACCACGATCAGTTTAATGGCACTTCGGAAGAATTTTACCCGTCTGGAAAAATCGAAGTTTACATTGAAAGAAAAGGAACAAAAATCAAAATTTTCACAGGTGAAATCGACAGTGCAGAGCGAAAAGCAAACTCCCTGACACGTAATTTTATCGCATATGATTATCTGTATAAATTACGAAATACCGACATTGCAAGGTGGTATAAAAACCAGACGACTGATAAGAAGAAAAAGCTGACCCAAAAGCAATTCAGAGATAAATTATTTGAGTTTTTAGGACTCGAACAGGTCAGTACAAAGCTGCATTGGGACGACACCTATGTCCCTGATACGAATAACTCAAACGAGATGAACGTAGTGAATATTCTGAAAGATTTATGCTTGCAGAATGACCGTTTTGGATGGATGAACAGGGATGGCAAGTTTGAGTATCTGAAGCTTCGCCAAAACAGTTACAGATACGGACAAACCACCGGTAATCAGAACATTTATAAATACTACAATAACGAAGAAGTGCATCTCGATACATTTAAAAGTTTTACCGCAAAAGAGGGCAGAATCTGGTTCCCGAATATTATATTTTGTGACCCCGACCCGAATAGAGCCTTTGGCTTTACACAAGGCGACTATACAGCGCAAGAAGCGTATGATAACAACGTTTATTACAACAGAAATAGTTTCTTTGTAGGAAATGAAGACTGGCTAAATTACGTTTGGGATGCAGACGAATATGGCGGTATTTCAAGGGCTGAACCAATTATGAAGATTTGCTATGGCGTATTCGTAAATCAAGATTTGCGGAAATATTACCGTGCACAGGGATATACTGCCGAGGTTCAGGGAAACCCGTTAAACATGGTTGGACAGGCAGTCGAACTCTACTATAAAAAGCAGATTCAGCACGACGATCAGGAGCCTACAGAACTGCAATGGTACGTTCATTCATACATCATGAGCAGGACACTCAAAATCGGCGCTACAGACATGATTGACACTTATTCTGCCAACAATGCACCGTTTAATAGTAACAGCCAGCAGTTAGGAAAATATACTCCCGAAATATCTGGAACAGTCAACCTTACACGATCTGAAATGCCGACAATCAGTTACGCGGAATTTACGGACGGTTCGGATTCTGAATTTTCGCCGGCAACGATTGATGATTTTACAGACGGTTCTGGTGGTTCTGGCAGCACTTCCGAGCAATTAAAAAAGGCACAATTAAGGTGTGTAAAGCGAATAAAAAAAGCTGATTATGATGCTCTTGTAGCCGCAGGAATCGACCGAACGGATACACTGTATTTCACATTCGAGGAGGAGTAATAGATGATATATAAGGCGTTTTTGAACAGACAGGAAATCACTGGATTTCCTGTCAAAGGTAAAGAAACAAGTGAGATATGGGGTGGAGATACATTGCTGTGGAAAAAATCTGGTGGCATTAGAAAGAATATAGTTGATTATGCCGCAATCGACAAATGCACAACAACCACAGGAGCTACATTAGTTAATTTAATTTATGGTTTCAAAGGAACAGGAGGCGCGATCAGTAATAAATTCGCATTTTTTGTTGGCGGAAATTCAATAGTCAAGATAATATATGATTTTAGCAACATAATGCAAAACGAAGCAGGTTTTGCGGTAGCATATAAAAACTATTTTTATATCCTTCATACAGACGGGCTTTTTGAAAATATCAAAGACTTTTATAAGTACTCTGACAAGGGAGAACTTATTTTCCATTATTCAAATTCCGATAAAGTTGAAAAAATGTTTTTTCAAGGGTTCTATGTTGGAGATGATGATACTTTTTATTGTATATTTTACAATCAATTATCATCTTCGTATATGCCAAGCCCAGACACAAGCGTTTCTCCGACTGTGTATGAATATAAAAGTGGGAAAAACGTCGGCAGTAGGAAAATTGAAAAATTATATTGTAAGTCCGCATCGACAGATTATGTTTCAAACCAATACAAAATATCTGGAAAAATATTCCTTGAATCAAACCGTTTTCTAACTCCGCATTACGAATATCCTTTCATACAAACTCTGTTAGAAGTAGGAACAGATAAACTGTCATTATTTACTATAGAAGACACTTTTAATTCGCGATACTATACTTCATACGCGTCTTTAGGAGAATATAAAGGTTCCATATATTTGACAGGAAGATATGATTATAATAGTTACGGCTCGTTTGTATGCAAATATGACGGTGAAAATTACAGTCCTGTTTATGCCGCATGGGAAGACACTAATGCTTCTTTAGATTGGAGAAACTGGGCTATGCGTATACAGACTCCTTGTGCGTTTTATGCAAATAATATGTATTTTATATCAAACCCCGATTCAAATAATTCTAAGTATCCTTATGGTGTATATAAACTTAATTTAACAACACGTGGAACGCCCAAACTAATATACGAATTGAGTAGAAGCGAGAAAATAACAAGGACATTTTATGGCAAACTAGAAGCCTCATATACTTTTGCCCGGGCTATTTGTCTTACAATTGCCAATAACAAACTGTATGTGCATAAGCAATTCAATGTCGATAAATACAGTTCGGATGTTTACAGCCTAGTGTATTCCATAGATGAGGTACCACTGTAAAAACGAATAAAAACCCCAAATAAGAGCGCATTTTCCTGAAAAATTCAAATAAGCCCTTATTCGCTCAAAAACCATCAAAATCTCAGTCCTGACCGTACTAAAATGTAACTATATCGAAAATAAAAAATGAATAATTTGTAAAAGTAAATTTTGCTTGTTTTCAGAATAAATCAATCATCTGAGAAAATAATAAAAACCAGAAATAAATATTCTGTCAACGAGCAATTTTCGTTTACATAATATCTCAATGTAACGTTACAATAACGTTACCAGTAACGCAATGTAACGCAATAGAATAAGAATAAGAAATAGAATAAGAATATAATTAATATATATACAAGATATATATTAATCGTCGAATAAGCACTATTCGACCCAGACATTCTTGATTCGTTTCAGTCCAAGGCAAACCATTTTTATCAGCAACTCCGTATTTGACTCATATAGCGATTTTATGTGCGATTCGATAAAATCCTCGAATGATATATAAAAATTGATTTTAGGGGCAAATGCGGAGCTTACAAGGCATATTTAGCAGAAAGGAGCAACGCGATATGACAAACGAACAGAAAGCAGTTCTCAGGAAGATTATTTATGCAGTCGAAACCGGTGGACAGGTTTACGGACAGCAGGATTATTCGGACTTCACAGAAGCCTATGAGAATAATTCAGATGAACACGCAATTACAATCGGGGCAGGAGCATGGTACGGAACCGAAGCCAAGACACTTTTGGAACGAATTTACGATGCCGACCCGGAACAGTGGGAGAAGATAGACAAGGTCAGACTTCTGGAACAAGTTCAGACCGCAAACTGGGAATGCTTTAATATTTCCAGAGTGTCACAGCTTGCCGATACCATAGTTGCCCTTATTTCGTCCGATTTGGGCGTTAAATGTCAAGATAGCCTTATGGATGAACAATTAGCCACCTATGCAGAAGAAGCCCTTAAACAGGGCGTTACGGACGCTAGAGCGCAAGCTATGTGTGTGAACTTTAGACACCAAGGCGGACAGGGAGCAGTAACGAGGATTCTGGCAAAGACTCAGAAGCCATATACGCTCGATAATCTCTATGCAGCTTGTCAGACGGACACAGGGAACCAAGTTGGGGCATACGAGAGCAGGCAGAGATTTGTTTATGACGCATTAAAAACATATTTTCCAGAAAGTGAGGAAACAGGCATGAACGCAATTGATAAATTAATCCAGATCGCAAAGAATGAAATCGGATATCTTGAAAAGGCAAGCAATAGTCAACTTGATAGCAAGACGGCAAATGCCGGAGAAAACAATTACACAAAATACTGGCGAGATATTAAGCCGGATTACCAAGGACAGCCATGGTGTGCTGCATTCGTTTCGTGGTGCATGATGAAAGCATTCGGATTAGACACAGCAAAGAAACTTTTGAAACACTGGCCATACGTTTATTGCCCGACAATGGCGGATTTGTTTACTCTGAACGGCAATCCAAAAGTCGGAGACATTGTTATTTTCTACAGAAACGGAGAATTTACGCATACTGGAATCGTAATAAAAGTGTCAGGAGATCGGTTCTGGACAGTCGAAGGAAATACTTCTGGTGGCTCTACAATTATCGCAAATGGTGGTGGTGTATGCCAGAAAAGTTACTATAACAGCAACCTTCCCGGAACAAAATTCTGCACTCCAAATTACAGTTTAGTTAAAAATACAACGTCAGTTTCAGGCTCAGATACAGCCAAAAAGCAGAACACTAGAGCCTACATTGCGCAGATAAAAAAGGACACAAAATGCTATACAAAATCAAACAAAAACAGCCCGTCAAAGCTGTTTCCAAAACTGAAAAAAGGTGCAGTTGTAGAGGTGATGAAGTACACAGAAACCGACAGCTCGGGGCTGAAATGGTACTTCATCCGCATCCCTTATCCGAACGATGATGGGTTCGTTTTTGAATTTGTTCCAAAAGGAACGTTTATCAGAATCACAGAAATTTCTAAATGACAGTTGTAATATAATCTTTATAATGCTATAATAAATGTGTTCGATATAGTAGTTCGTATTGCAAAACCCTTTTATTTATTAAGTGTTGAAAATGAAAATGACCGCCAATTACTCCTTCCCGGGTTGGCGGTCATTTTGCTGTCAACTTATGTAATTTTCATATTTTTCTTTGATTTCTTTTGACCCATTCTGTCTTATCTGGACAATGTCCCCAGAATCCATGACGAAATTATCACCTGCCGACTGGATGTGATCCATGTTCACCAGATAACTCTGATGGCAGCGCAAGAATCGCTTATCAGACAGCTTTTCTTCCAGATCGTTCAGCTTACAAGTGGTCACGAAACATCGGTTATTTGTAGCAAAAATATGGCAAACTCTTGCCTGACTCTCGACGTACTCAATTTCATCGTATTTGAGCCGGTTTATCTGCCTGCGGAATTTGAATGTCAATGTTTCATCCCTCATCTGCGACAGGACCTCGTCAATAGCCCGGTATATTCTGCCGTATTCCTTGCCCTTGACCGCATACTGCATAGCACCGACGTCAAATGCTTCTTGCAGATGAGAATCGTCGGCTGTCCAGAAAATAATCTTTCCATCGTATCCGACATCTCGGAGCTGGTTCGCAATCTCCAAACCGTTCTCATTTTCCAGAATCATATCCAGTACAATTACATCGTACCATTTACCCTCTTTCACATCTTCAACAAGTGGATAACCTGCTGAATACTCGCTGATTTCATAGCGATAATCTCTTTTGCGCCGTAAGAATCCCGATACGCACTCTTTAAACAAGTCAACTTCAAGCTGGTTATCGTCACATATGGCTATTCTCATATGCGCACCCTCCTTTCGTAGTCTCAATTTGTCAAAATACGCCATGATTTTGACAGTACACACATTTTTCTTCTTGCTTGTGGTATTATTGTCCCACAAACAAAGTGTAGCACTTGAAATTGTTAGTGTAAAGCATTAAAGTTTGACATAATTCGCAAAATATGGTTTCTGTGTCCGGGAGGATGTGTGGATAGAGAGACTGCCTGCGAGAACGACAGGCAAAAGAAAGAGGGGCGGTTGCCCCTCTTGTTTATTTCGCTAAATATAAAACTGAAACAGTATCTATTTTTACGCACATTCCATTCTCTAACGGTAGATTCCCAATTTCACTGGAATACAAAGAATTAATGCTTTCTAAGTCAGAACCAAGACTTTCTTTATATTTTTTTGAAGCGACATGGTATTCTTCTGAATGTTCGTAATCATCATTCTTATAATCATCGTAGCTGTCATATACGCTGATAATTCCTGCTCCGTCGGTTATTGAAAAGGTGTACTTTCCGGCAGGAATATCTTCGCCAATAATATAAACACCTGGATTTAGCCTGCCGGTATCATCAAGAGATTCGTTTTCCTGAGAATCAGAATTTTCACTTTCTACATCTTTTAAAACAGCTTCTTTTAATTTAGTTCCGTCTGAAAGGCGCGTAATTGACAGTGAATCATCCCAAATTGAGCAAGCCAGAGTATCATTTTTGAAATTCCAAACGTTTGTTAGAACTACTCCATCATAACCACTTTTATAGAAATCATCAGTAACATAATCATAATCATACCAATCCTGCTGAGATGCGTCCGACAATACACCGGAAACCTTTGAAGCAAATGTGCCAACTTCATCATCTGGCACGTTCTCACTTATAACGACGCTTAGATGCAAGGATTTAGTGTTTTTGTCAATCACACATTCAGATGCTTCGACAAATCCATCTTCGCCATTGATCTTATTAAGCATTTCATTAATGTTGTCAAAGGAAGTAGCACTGGCATTGACAGGCGAAATGCATAAAAAAGCACACATCGTTATAATTCCACAAACTCTCTTTTTCATAAAACCCTCTTTTCTGCTAAAGAAATCTCATATACTGCACTGCAATAAAAACTACTTCAATGATTCCGACAATAATTCCGAACCATGAGCCAATATGCCTATATTCCTCTTTCTTTGTGCCAATATCTACTAATCCTACAATTGCTCCTGCCAGAGCCAGTGGAAACGACAGGATAATTGGCAATGGAAGAATGAATGCCACACCTGCCAGAATACAGGAAATGACGCTCAGGGTTGAATCTTTCTTCTTTTCGCCTTTGCTCATACAATCCCCTCCCTTGTTAAAATTTTATAATATTATACCACCTCATACAAACTGTGCATAGTAAAATATTAAAAAAATAGATTGTTTTTGCAGAAAAATTCCATGATTTTATACTTGCCAGAAAAACTATACAAATTCGTGCTATAATGCGTGATATATTTTTAGAAAGAGTTGGTAGTAATGGAAAAGAACAGATACAGGATAGTCGTATTCATCCTGATATTTTACGAAATATTCTGTGCGGTGCATATACCGTCGCATGATATAGCAGAACGCCACCGCAGAGATGTGCAGATCACAAAGGAAGCTGCGGAACAAATTTGTTCCGCTCAGATGCAGGAGTTGAGCGAGATCAAGGAAATTTGCAATGTCGGATGCTGTATTCACGAAAGCACAATTTGCTTTGAGATTACGAAGTTTGCCTACGAAATAACAAAAGCCCATGTATATATTTGGCAGTTGCCAAGGGGAAATATCGGTGGTATAATGATGAAAACGAACTGATGTTCGGTTCTATTTCCCACAAGCCGGGCATATACTGTTATCAGGAGACTGCTGATCGGAGGTATGATTGTATGGATTATAGGAAAGAAATCATAAAAATGTTAGGAGAGATTGAAAATCAAAAGATTTTACGCTATATTTATATTATTATAGCCGATATTTATAATGATTTGCGGAGGTGAGACACATGAGTAAAACTTTATTATATTCTGAAGAAGAACAAAAGAAAATAATCGCAAAAATGGAAGACCCATTAAATAAAACGGGTCTTCCACCGGCATCGCTTATATACGCATTAATCGACATGATTGGAGTTCAGACAAATATGATTCAATCGTTGCAGGAATCTATTCAGCGGTTGGAGCAACAAAACCAATAGAATTTTTAGGACGGTCACTTTCTTTTGGGACTGATGTAAGTAGAAAATTTAATTGACCAATATGCTGAATGAGTGTTGACATTTTGCCATTCACATAGCCTTTAAAAATCATAAGTACGGACTTTTCATATCCGATTTCAGTAACGTGCATAGTAACTGTTTGACCAAAATTAGTAAGCAGAAGTCCTACCTCATGTTCAGAATCAAGTTCTGCTTCAAATTCCTTAATGTATTTACAGAGAATTTCGAATTGCGTATCTGAATATGAATACGCTAAAGGTATCGGCTCTATGTCCATAGAGTTGACTCGCTCCACAGCATTCCTACAGGCGTTTTCCATTGCCTCATTAATATAATTTAACATAATGCACACCTCACTCGCTCAAAAGATTAATTAATTCAATAACGTGTTTCTTTTTGACATCGGACAGCCCGAAGTATTTCTTTAATGCATCGGACAGTTCGGTGTCTTTTCTTATTTGTGCAATCAAATGTGCAGATTCAACGGAAAAATCTTTTTCCGGCTCTTTCCCTGTCATCAGATAATCTACAGATACGTGGAAGAAATCTGCGATTTTTCGCAAATTTTCAGCATTAGGAGTGCTTTTGTCCAGTTTACTTGCGTATCCTTTTGCGAAACCACATTCAGTTTCTAACGCATTTAATGAAGTTTTCTGTTCTTTACAAAGTATTTTAACTCTTTCTCGTAATGTCATTTTTTGTTTCCTTTCAATTCTGAAAAAAAAGCAAAAATAATACTTGACATTCTGAAAATATCGCTTATAATGTAACTATCGGCACTGAAAATATCGCAACAAAATAAGGACATAACGAATGCCCGAGTTTATTTTTTATGATTTTGTGTGGTAGCTTGATTATAGAATATATTCAGAGGTATGTCAATAATGTTGTGATATTTTCAGTAAAAATATGAAAGGAGGTATCGAATGATGATTTACGACAGGGTGAAAGCCTTGGCAAAAAAGCGAAATGTTTCAATTCGCAAAATCGAAATAGATTGCGGATTTTCGCAAGGTAGTGTTTGTAAATGGAATGAAGTTTCCCCATCTGCTGAAAAAGTGAAAAAGGTCGCTGATTATTTAAAAACTTCGGTAGATGAAATTTTGAAATCCGATTAACAAGAAAAGGAGACGTATGAACGAATTACAGATTTTTAATTCAGAAGAGTTTGGCCAAGTACGAACGGTGGAAATTAACGGAAAACCATATTTTGTAGCAAACGATGTTGCAAAGGCACTTGGATATGTGGAAACTGCAAAAGCAATTCGTACACATTGCAAAGGGGTGTCCGAAATGGACATACCTTCAAAAGGTGGAATTCAATGCATGAAAATCATACCAGAGGGCGATATTTACCGTTTGATTGTGAGAAGCAAACTTCCATCGGCAGAAAAATTTGAGAAGTGGGTATTTGATGAGGTTATTCCATCTATCCGAACAAACGGTGGTTACATTGCCGGACAGGAAACACTCTCTGATGAGGATTTAATGGCAAAAGCTATTTTGGTAGCACAGAAAAAAATCAAAGAGCGCGACCAGATTATCGAACAACAGAAACAGAAAATCGAAGCTGACAGACCGAAGACAATCTTCGCAGATGCGGTATCTGCAAGCCACACATCAATTCTTATCGGTGACTTGGCGAAACTTATCTGCCAGAACGGATACCAGATAGGACAGAAACGATTATTCCAGTGGATGAGAGATAATGGCTATCTGATGGTTTCTGGAAGCTCACGAAATATGCCAAAACAGAAATACGTTGAGCAGGGATTATTTGAAATTAAAGAATCCAATGTCCAGAATCCAGATGGTTCGGTCAGAATCACACGCACGACAAAAGTTAGTGGAAAAGGACAGTTGTATTTCGTGAATAAGTTTCTGGGGCAGGAAACCGAAAAGGCAGATGGTGATTGAGCAGGAGATGACAAAATGATAAAAACTGATGAACTTCGAGGAATATTTGCGAAGAATAGAAAATCTCAGACAGACGTTGCTAAAATGCTAGGAATTACGCCAAAAACATTTTATGGAAAGATGCAGAAAGGAATTTTCAACAGTAATGAGATTCAGACAATGATTGATGAATTTCATATCGAAGACCCGATTGGTGTTTTCTTTGCTAAAGCAGATTAATCAGGAGGTGAGAATGTGAAGATTGCCGACGAAACAATTATTAAGTTTAAAAGCGGAGAAACGTTGCGTGTCCCTGCAGAGGTGTATGAAAAAATTAATTTCGACAAACAGTCAATTGTTGAATACGAATGGAATGAAAACGGAATTAATAATAAAATTCAGTTTTCCCTTAAGGATGTGCTCTATATTGGCAGAACAACAAAGAGCACATCCGGGGAAAAGTCTAACGATTAAAAGTAGCGCCGAGATGGAGAACAATTATTTACTTTTTCTTTATCCAGTTCATTGAGAAAGTAATATTCATCGTGGGAATCCAGAAGATCAGAAAATTCTGCACGGTATTTGAAGTATTTCTGGCAGATATGAGAGTTGTCCAGGCTTCCCGGTAATTCAGCGCATAACTTAGCAACAGCCAGATCATGAGCGATTTGTAACTTATCCATAAAAACACCTCCTTTCATAATGAGAGTATACCACATAAAAAAACGGAGGGATATAAAAATGGCAAAAGCATTAATCCTGTCAGCTCTGATTGGCGGTATGTCACCGTACTTGCCGTTCTGGAGATTTGACAGTGCATCACAGCCGGTTGCAGTAGCAATCGTAATGTTTATCTTATCATTCGTGGTTATTTACCCGGATGAAATTAAAAAAATCGGAGGAAATTAACAGTTAAATATAAATTATAAAATCATATAAGCATATGTTGAGTTTTATAAGATATTAGAGTGGAATATATTTCCAGGCATCTATAAATCTCAAGACTTATGGAGAAAAATTTGCAAGCTGACACTGAAACGTTAATGCAAATATGTACGGATACGTTAGTCCGGAATTTACGCCTATGGAGAGTACAAGAACTTGTGAGTAGATTGATATT